CGGCGTCGGTCTCGGACCCGCCGACCTGGGGGAGAAGGCCCGCGTCGGGAACGACGACGATCCTAAGCGCGGCGTGACCGGCGCGGCCGGTTTGGTCGCCCTCGTCGCCGACCTCGATTTCGCAGGCGATCACAAGAAACAATGTCCGCCGGACGAGGCGACCTGCCGCCGGATCCTCGACGAGGTCGGCCTGCCGCCGACGGCGTTGATCCACTCCGGGCACGGGTTGCAGGTTTGGTGGGCATTCAAGGAACCCCTGACGTTCGACACCGCGAAGGAACGCGCCGTCGCGTATCGCCTTTCCGAGGCGTGGGGCCGAACGATCCAAGGCGTCGCGCATCGGGCGGGCGGTTACCGTCTCGACTCCGTCTACGACCTGGGCAGAATCTTCCGGGTGCCCGGCACGACGAACAACAAGTCGACGCCGGTCCCCGTGACGGTCCTCGAGTTCGACGACTCGCGTCGATACGTCGAGGACGATTTCGAGGCGCACCTGCTGGACTATGTCCTGCCGCCGGACAAGGCGGCCGACTTTCCGATGATCGCGGCGGCGCGCGGCGATTGGCCGGAGGTCAACCTCCGGGCTGAATTCCCTCTGATCCCGCACGAGGCCCTTGTCGAGAACGATCAGGTGTATGCCGACCTCTGGAACCACAAACGCAAGGACCTCGACGCCGAGGACCTGTCGGCGTGGGATATGGCCCTTGCCCATTACCTGACGCGGGTTTCGTGGCCGGTTGACGCCGTCGCCGCGATCCTTGTCCGGCACCGTCAGAAATGGGGGGACACGTCCGACAAAGTCTACCGCGTCGACTACTATCAACGCACGATCGCGAAGGCGCGCCTGTCACAGCAAGTCGATATGACACGCGAAAACGCGGCGGAGGTCGTCGCCGACGAGGATGCGTCGCACGAGGACCGGGTCGCGGCGATCGGCGCCCGCCTCGGGTTGGCCCTGACGCGGATCGAGAGGGTGTCCGGGACGCCCTCCGTCTATCGGTTCCACGTTGACGGCGACGTTTGCTCGATCCCGGCAACGTCGTTCGTGGATCAGCGCAAGGTGCAAGGGGCCCTGTTCGACCTCTGCGCTAAGATGCCCCGCGCGGTCAAGAAGGACGAACACCCGTCCTGGCTGACGATCACGAACGCGATCGGCGCCGTCGCGATCCCGGTCGACGCGGGCGCCGACGCGACGGACGACGGCGAGTTGGTCAGCACCCTCCGCGATTTCCTGAACGGTTGGCCGCCGCGGGCGATCCCGTCCGGGACGCCGATCGAGAATCCGGAGCAGCCTTTCATTCGGGACGGTTGTATTTGGTGGAAGCTTGAAGCATTCATGGGCTACCTCCGCAACGCCCACGTCCGCGACACGCGCCGGTCGATCGCGCAACGCCTCGGGATGCTCGGGGCGGAACGCTGGACGGCCAAAGTCTACGGGCGCGGCCGGGACGAGACGACGAACAGTTTCCACAAGATCGCCGTCGACTCGATCGACGGCCTCCGGGCGGCGGAGGTCAACGTCAACGAACTGATTGCTGGCGCGTTCGCGACGGACGACGGGTCGATCGACGACTCCGGCGTTTAGGCGTTTAGCACGTTACGCACGCGTCGGCGCGCGCGCAACGTGCGCGTGAGGAGTTCCCTAAACCGTAAACTGCGGGCGCACACGTTGCTCTGTGAAACTGTAAACCGGGCCCTCGTCGAAATTCGACGGTTTAACGAACGCCCTTTCGGGCTAAACGCGGGGGCGTTCACAAAACTGGAGGCGCGCAATGCAAGGACTGACAGTCGTGATCCGGCGTGATCCGCCGAATGGGTATTCATACAAAGTCGCCCTCGCAATACCCGGAATCGCCGTCCCCCTCGATCACCCGGAGGGGAACAAACCGACGGCCCGCGAGGCGTTGGCGAAGGCGTTCGGCGTTGCCGAGAGGGCGATCGACAAGGTCGAACTGTTCGAGCAGTTGACCGAGGACGACAGCACTCCGGCGCCTGTTATCATCGGCGGCGACGGTCAGCCGTTGCACCTCGCGGACGAGGCGTCGGCATGAGGCGACCCCTCGACCTGCAACCGATCAGCGAACACCTCCGGGTAGTAGGCCCGCCGGGCACCGGGAAGACGAGGTTCCTCACCCGCGAGGTCGAACACGACGCGCGCGAGTATGGATCCGACAACGTCGTCGCGGTCAGTTTCACGAAGGCCGCGGCGGCGGAGTTGGCCTCGCGTGTCGAGACGGTCGACCCGGACAATATCGGGACGCTTCACGCGTTGGCTTATCGCGCGATCGGGCGACCGGACGTCGCCGAGGACGGGCCGCACCTGAAGGAGTTTTCCGAGGCCTATCCTGATTACCCTATGGCGGCCGGGTTCGGCGATACGGAAGACCTCGAGTTCGGGACGATGGGGACCACCGACGGCGACAAACTCCTCGCCCGTTACGGGCAGGCCCGGAACCTCGAGATCCCGCGCGCCGGTTGGTTCGACGACGTGAAGGGGTTCGCCCACGCGTGGGAGGAATACAAGGCCGACTCCGAGACGGTCGACTTTACCGATATGATCGAACTCGCCGTCCAGGAAACGACGGCGGCGCCCGGTTACCCGGCCTGCATCATCGCCGACGAAGCGCAGGACCTCTCGCGCCTACAGTTCCGACTCCTCTGCCATTGGGCGGGCGCGACCGAAAAGGTCGTGATGGCCTGCGACCCCGATCAGTCGATTTACGGTTTCGCGGGTGCCGACCCGGACGTCTTCCTCGAGGTCAAACCGAAGAAGCAGAAGGTCCTCGACCAATCGTATCGCGTCCCGCGCGCCGTCCACGCCTACGCCCACCAGTTGATCCGCCGGATCCAGCGCCGGGAGGATTTCGCGTACCTGCCGAAGCCGGAGGACGGCGCCGTTTACAGCGGCCGATCGGCCGACACGTTCCGAAACCCCGGCCGACTGATTAAGCGATGGGAGGATCACCTCGCCGCGGGCGACTCCGTCCTCGTCCTGGCACCGTGCGCGTATATGCTCCGGCCGACCGTCGAACTGCTGAGACAAAACGCGATCCCGTTCGCCAACCCCCTCCGCAAGAAAAGGGGCGATTGGAACCCTCTCGGGAAGCGCGGCGAGGGGTCGACCGTGCAGGCCCTCCTCGATTGGTTGTCACCGCACCGTTTCGGCGATCGCCTCTGGTCGACGCACGAGGTCAAGCGTTGGGCGACCGTCGTCGCGAGGGTGTTCCGGCGCGGGTCGGGCGAGACGATTCGCAATATGCCCGAGGAGTGGACGGACGCGCGGGTATATGAATGCGTCCTCGCCTGCGTGAAGGACGACGCGGACTTTTCGGCGGGCGCGTTCGGTAGTATCGGCGGCGCCGTCGATTGGTTCCAACAGCACTTGAAGGCCGCGCGCAAGGCTCCGGCGGAGTTCGCCTGCAACGTCGCCCGCCGTCGCGGGATCGACGCCGTCGCCGAACCGCCGCGCCTGTGGGTGGGGACCTGCCATTCTTACAAGGGCGGCGAGGCCGATCACGTCTACGTTTGGCCGGACCTATCGCAACAAGGTTTCAACGAACTACAGCACGACCCCGACCCGACGATCCGCCTCTTTTACGTCGCCTGCACGAGGGCGAAGAAGACGCTGACCCTCGGCCATTCCGCCTCGGCGCAGGCATTCAACTGGTGAACCTATGGCACCGATAAAGAAGGGTGGCCGCCGCGGCATGACGGCCGACGACCTGAAGGGCCTTGGTTGGGATATGGCCGACCCGGACAACCCGAAGCCTCCGGCCGTGACCGGCGGCCCGGCGCCCGTGCCGTCCGACGTCGAACTGCCGGTCGCCCTATACGGGATCGACCCGTCGATCGTCTCAACCGGGATCGCCTACGTTCGTTGCGATCGCCCCTACGTGAAGACGTGGCGCGTCCGGCCGGATCGCAACCCGTGGGGGAAGGAGTGGGCGCCGCGGCCGTCGGAGCAACACGATTGGAACACCCTCCGACTCCGGGCCCTGTTCCGGCGAGTGTCGCGGATCCTGCACGGGGCGGAGGCGCCGTCCGTTGCTCAACAGTCGAAGGTCGCCCGCCCGGCCGATCAGGTGATCGTCGAGGACACCTACTTCGGGCCAAACTCCGGGCGGGCGGCCGTCGCCCTTCTCGGCAAGGCTCACGCGGCCTGTCTGTCGGCGGCGGAGTGGGCGGCGGACCTGTTCCTCGATGACCCTCGAGCCGTCCGGGCGGCCTGGACGTCGGAGGTCCTCGTGCCCGACGACGTGCGACGCCGGATCCGGGAGCAGTTTAAGGGCGACGCCCGGCGCAAAGAGGTTAAGGCCGCGCGTTGGGCCTACGCCGTCGAGTGGTACGTCGCCCACGTCGGCCCGTGCCCGTACCTGGACGGTCTCACCCAACCGGACGAACGCGACGCGTTCGCGTTGGCCGTCGCCGTCGCGGCGGAAATAACCGCCGGGAACGCTTGACGTGTCACCGTGACACGTAGTAGTATCGGTGCCCGTGTTGCGGAACGCGGGTAACGTTCGACAGAAGGGAGGAACACCCCATGACAAAGGACACCTACTCCGTTCGAGAAGCGGCCTACGTCCTCGACGTGTCGGTCACCCAGGTACACCGGATGATCGAGTCGGCGGAGCTGACCGCATTCACGCAAGGCGAAAGCGCATTACAGGTTGAATGCGCGAGTCTGGCTGACGCCTGCGCGAAGCGCGCGAAGCCGATGCCCGCCCAGTATGCGGTCGTGATAGAACTGTCGGATTTCATCCTCCAAGCGGACGTGTCGGACGAAATGGCCGCATTCATTGCGCGGACAATTCAGGAGGCGGTCGCCGACGCCGACCTTGCGGACAACAGCATTATTCACGAGTTGAAATTCGGCGTAAAACTCCTCGCCGACGTGGCGATCCGAGGCCGGTCGATTGCGTTCGATTAGCCAATCCTACGGGAGGAACGACCCGATGAATAAGCGCGATAATATGTACCTGTTTGTGATGGGGATATGCGAGGGATCGCCGGGCGGCCCGATCGGGACCGGCGCATCGTTGCAGATATTGCACGGCGAAGGCGTCGCCGACGATCGCGACACGGTCCTGCGAAAGGTGTCGGAGGTCTCGATCCCGCACGAAGACGTCGGGACGCAGTTGGTCGCCGACCTGCGCGCGGCCGTCGACGGGATCGCCTGGGCGGTTGGCGAGGCCGAACGGCACAACGGGTTCCCGGCCGTCGTCTACACTGACTCGCGGTTTGTCGAGGTGATCGTGCAGGAAAGCGGCGCGGACGCGCCGGGTAACGTCGTAACGTTGGTCGGGCAGTTGCTCGGACAGGTTCACGAACACGGCCTCGAGGTCCGTTGGTGCCCGGCGTTCGCGAACCGGGCGAAGGCGCCCGCCAAGACGGCCCTGCACACGGTCCTCGGGAAGGCCCTGCCGGGTTGGCTGTTTCGAGGGGCGGCGAACCGATGAAGACGATCATCACTGGCCTGATGCGAAGCGGGACGAACTACCTCGCCGACGCCGTGTCGGCGGCGACCTGGGTCGACGGCGAGTCGCTTCCGGCCCTGCACGAACCTTTCAACCGCGATTGGCAAGGCGGCCCGGAACACCCGGATTGGGACGACGACACGCGGGCGTCGATCGAGAATCGGGTGCAATACGTCTGCCGACACTCCGGGCATTACGGCGACCTGAACGGTCCCGAGTTCCAGGAACTCGGCGGGTCTGTGGCCGCACGGGTGACCGGCGTCGCGAATGCCGTGAACGACCAATATGGGGCCTGCGACGTTTGGCGGGTCATGCAGTTCCCCTGGTGGGGGCCGTTGTCCGTCGTCCTCCGCGGGATCCGCGTCCTGTACATCGAACGGTCTCCGTTGGGTTGGTTGTCCTCGGCGGCCCGGACGATCGTCCTCGAATCGCGCCTGCCGTTGGTCCTGCCGAGGATCGCCGACGTGATCGCCGACGAGGAGCCGTGGCCGGGCCACGCCGGGTGGTGTGACCTCGGGCGTTCCTGGTGTGCGGAGGCCGGACACGAGGGCGACGAAGCGACGCGCCTCGCGCCCCTGTACGTTGCGGCGGCCTATCACGCGACCGAGACGGATTGGCAATACAACGCCCTGAAGGACGAACTCGACAAGGCGCGCGGCGACGACCTGATGTTTGTCCAGTATGACCAGTTGGTCGCGGCGCCGGAGGTGTATTGGCCGCGCGTCTTCGCGTTTGTGGGTGCCGATCCCGACTCGCCGTTCCCCAACCCGATCGACACGGCGCAGGAGATTTCGTCGCGGACGTTCGCCGGGTCGGTTTGGACGGCGGCCGACGTCGACACCGTGCTTGCCGACTGCGTCAGGTTTCAGTCGCGATCATGGCGTTTGGCCGCGGAGGAGGGCGACGATGCGTAAGACCTCCGAGGCCGTCCGCCTGCGGTATGTGTTTCCGAAGGGCGCCGACGTCGACCGGGACGTGTTCGTCGAGTGGGTAAATCGCCTCGACCGTTGGGCCGTCGACAAGTTGGCACCGTCGACCCGCGACCTGTGGATGGGTCTCGGCCATTTCGGGTCGCCGGTCCGGGCCCTGTCGATCAAACAACCGTGGGCGCGCCTGTTGACCGAAGCGCCCGTCGGCGCCGACGTGCCCGCGAAGACGATCGAGTTCCGATCGACGCCGACTCCGCACCGCGACGGCGTCCTGCCGATCGCCCTGCATTCGTCGCTACACCCCGTCAAGGGTTGGCAGGACCTCGTCAGCCGTTACCGTCTCGATCGGATCGTCCGCCCCTACGGCACGAAGCCGGGCGGCGGGTTGTGTCCGCCGGTCGCGAACGCGACCCTCGAGGCCCTCGATCCGATCCCGTCGCCGGATCCGGGCGACCTCGGCCGGATCGTGGGCGTCGCCCTGTTGGGCCCGTCGACGAAACTCGAGGGGGACGCCGACTCGCCGCGCCTGAAGGATCATCCCGGTTACCCGGCCGGTTACCCGGTCGATTTCTCGGAGCCGCGGTACGGTTGGCCGATCCGCGCCGCCGTCCGCCTCGAGAGGTCGATCCCGGTCGTCGGCCGCCTCGGCCTGTGGGATATCAACGGGCAGGACCCGCGCGTTTACTCCGCCCTCTGCGAATACCTCGCGGCCGGGCAGTTCGAGGTGCCCGCGTGATCCATTTCGAGAATGCCCTGACGACGCTGCACCGCGGCGACGCCCTGGACGTCCTGCGCGACCTGCCCGACGCGTCGTTTCACTGCGTCGTGACGTCGCCCCCCTATTACGGCCTGCGGTCCTACGGCATTCCGCCGCGCGTTTGGGGCGGCCGGGACGGGTGTCGGCACAAGTGGGGGGAACCGATGCGACACGGTCTGCGCGGGTTGCGGGGACAGTCGGGGGCGGGCGGTAACAAACAGGCCCGCGTCGCCGACGCCGGGCGGGCGGGAGGGTCGGGGGGCGGCGGGCAATACTGCGCCCTCTGCGGGGGTTGGTTGGGTTGTCTCGGCAACGAACCGCAACCGTGGCAATACACGCAGCACCTCGTCGAGTTGTTCCGCGAGGTCCGGCGCGTCCTGCGGCCCGACGGCGTCTGTTGGCTGAACCTGGGGGACTGTCATTCGTCCGAGACCCTCGACGCGGAGTCGCCCGGTTACCGGCGCCCGCCCCAATCGCCGATGGCGCCGCCGCAGATCAAACCTCGCGACCTCGTCGGCGTCCCGTGGGCGGCGGCCCTGGCCCTCCGGGCTGACGGTTGGGCCCTGCGATCGGCGTCGCCGTGGATCAAACCGAACGCGCAACCCGAACCCGTTCGGGATCGGCCGACGACCGGGCATGAATACCTGTTCCAACTGACGCCCGGCGTCGACGTCGAGTATTGGACGCACCCCCGGAAGAGGGGCGTCCGCGGCCGGGTGTCGCCGCCGCGCGAGTGGGAGTGGGTTCACAGGAACACGGGCGCCGTCTCGCAACACCCGCCGGTCGCGAACAAGGACCTCGCGAAGCGCCTGTGGTTCCGTCGGTCCCTTTGGTCGGCGCGTTACGTTCACTACGACCCCGACGCCGTGCGGAAGGCGGCGGCCGGATCCAAGGACGGGACCGATTACGACGCCCGCAACCGGCGGACGTCCGACGCGATGGCCGAGGCCGTCGCCTACTGGGGCGACACGATCGCCGCGATCGAGGCGGGCGACGCCCTGGCCCTCCTGCCCGACGGGTCGCCGGGCGCGTTTACCGTGAACGTGGGGTCGTGCGCGGCGGCGCATTTCGCCGTGTTCCCTTACGACCTCGTCGTCCCGTGCATACTGTCGTCGACGTCGCATCGGGGCGCCTGCCCGACGTGCCTCGCCCCTTACTCGAGGGTCGTCGAAATCGACAGGTCATTCCGCGGCGATTGGATGGCCGGGAAGCGCGACACGCAGGAACAGACCGGGCGGGTCGCCGTGTCCGGCGTCGGGACGTCGGGTAAGTACAGTCGGACGACGACCGGGCACCTGCCGACCTGCGCCTGCGAGTGGGCGCCGCCGGTCCCCTGTCGCGTCCTCGATCCGTTCGCCGGGACCGGGACCGTGCCCGCCGTCGCGCAAAACCTCGGGAGGCACGGCGTCGGGATCGAGGTCTCGGAGGACTTCTGCGATATCGCAACCGATCGCCTGCGGTCGGGTAACGCCCGGCGCGTCCCGATCCGCAAGAAGAAGCAACCCAAACAGGCCCAACTCGACCTTCAGGTCGATCAACTCCGGATGTTTGAGTAGCGGGAGGAACACCGATGGACAGCACAAAGAAGCCGGACGCAGCGAAGCCGCCGCACGTAGACGCACCCGCCGAGACGGCGACGACACCCGCCGAGACGGCGACGACACCGACGCACGTCGACGCGCCGACGGCCGCCGAGTTGTTGGTTTCGGCCCTGTTGAACGGCCTCGAGTCGGCGAAGGCTATCATGTTGGTGCAGAATGCGGGGGACGAGGACGATCCGAAGACGCAGGTCGCGTCGGAACTGTTGAAGACGGCCGCCCTCCTGACGGTCGCCGCGACCCGGTTGTCAGACGCCGATATGTCAGACAATATCGACCGGACCGACGTCGACACGGCCTGCGCCCGCGTCGTCCGCGCCGCGCAGAAGGTCCGCACCACGATCGGCGACGTCGGGAAGAAGAAGCCCGCGCCCGCAGAAGACGCATAGAAGCCGCCTGACGCATTCGCACCCCGCCCCGGGGCGGTCGGTCGCCGACGACGCCGATCGGCCGCCTCGGGGCGCAGAAACGGGAGGAACACCCATGCAAGGCAAACTGCGACGCCGGAACCTGTTGGGCGAGGTCCTTGGCGACGCCCTTCTGATCGTAGTCGTGATCGTCGTCGCCGGGTTGGCCCTGACGGCCGTCCTGTGGATTTCGTCGTTTGTTAGCGCCCAAACGATGCCCCCCGTTGGGGACGCGTTCACCGTCGCGGCCCGCGCCGCCCTCGTGAACCCGGCCGTGCCGGAGTGGAAGAAGGACCTGTTAACCCAAGGGTTGACACATCGAGGCGAGGGACGCGAGACGTCGGCCCGCCTCGTCTTCTATCACCCGCGCGAGGCCTGCACCGAGGAAACCCACGCCCGACGGCTGGCCTCCGGCGACGCCTGCAAGTGTCAGAAATGGATCGGGACGGCGTCCGGGACCCTCGTCCGGCCGGGCGTCGCGTCCTGCACCGTGTCGGCCCGCAAGGCGGGTAAGTGGTGGGGGTCGTGGGTGTGGATCGAGGGCCTTGGCCTGCACAAGGTCGAGGACGTGTTCCCGGAGTCGGGATCGCACGACGTCTTTGATATCGCCGCGCCCTGGCCCGTGTCCTCGAGTTACGCGGAGTGGCTCGCCGACCGGCGGGCCGTGCGGTTCGCCGAACACGTCCAGTACCGCGGCCGCGCCGTCGTCACCGTGAAACCTCGAGGGGGTTGGTCACAATGAAAAAATGCCCGATCGGCCCGATACAGAATTACACTCCGGACCGGGCCGGGTGTTGCGCCCACGTCCGGCAGGTCGAGGTCCTCGCGGGGATCGCGGCCGTGACCTGCGGACGCGTCCACCTGCCCGAACTCAAAGGGGTCGTCGAATTCGCCTACGGGTGCGACGTGATCGGGGCCGACCCGGTCGCCCTCGCGGCGACCTACATACTCGCCGGGCAACCCGTCCCGGTCGAACTCGACGTGCAGGAACTCCTGTGCGTTTGGCAGGTTCACGCCTGCCTCGGACACCGCGAGTCGGTCCCGTACGTGCAGGCCCTTCAGGCGTTACGCCGAGGAGGTCCGTCTGATGCTGACTGACTACTTCGACGGCGGCGACCTTCTGCTGGTGGCGACCGGTTTCTTCCTGTGGGGGGCGATCCGACGGCCGGGATCCGCCCGCCGGACGCTGGAACTGATCGCCGTCGGGGCGATCGTCCTCCTGTTGGTGGCGATCCCTCGCGCCCTGTCCCGCCTGTTCGCCGGACTTGCTGACGTGGTCGGCGCATTCTACGACACGGCACCCGTCCCGTTTGAACCGTTTATCGAACGGGTCCTGACCGAAACCGGGTTCCGGACCCCTAAGGAGGACGCACCCGATGGCCGAAACAGTACCGCCGACACCCGACCCCGTTGACGACCCGATCGTGATATACGTCGCCGAGCCCTACACGGCGCGACGTGACAACTGCGTCGGGTGCGCGGGTCCTATAGGCGAGGGGCCGTCCCTCTGCCCCCATGCCGCACGAGAGGCCGTTGAGTTTGTCGGCGATATGCGGATCGTGCCGGGCGCGACCTGCACAATGCCCGACGTTGACCGGCGCGATCGGAACGTCGCCGAGGCCGACCTCGCCGGGCGAATCATCGCCCGCCTTGGTCACGTCCCGTTCATCCCGCACACAATGACCCGCGATTGGGAACGCGACCCGGTCCTCCGATACCCGGACTTTATCAGGATCGACGACGAATGGCTGAAGCGATCCGAGGCGATCCTATACGGGGCGACGTCGCCGGGCGCCGACAAGGAACTCGAACTCGCCCGGCGCAACGGCCTCGACGTCTTCCGGTCGGTCCTCGAAATCCCGGCCGTCGTCGGGCGCGATCGCGACGTCGCGTTCCGGACGGCCGACCGCCCGCCGGGCGAGTCGGTGCAACGGATCCCGTACGAAGGGACTTGGTGGAAATGACTCACGACCCGAAGAAGCGCAAGCGCCGGAAGGACAAGTCGCGCGCCCAACAGGCCCGCAAGTCACGGGCCGGGAATTCGACGAAGACGAAGGTCGGGCGGAGTCGCCGGGCGCAACACGCGAAACTGTTCGGCGAGTCCGGGTACGAGTGAAGAAAGAGACAGGCCGCCGATCGGCGGCCTGAAGGGCGGGTAACAATGCACCCCGTAACTCGAGCCGGGATTGGGTTGTTCCTGATCGTCACGGGCGTCGTCTTCCTACTGGGGGCGATCGCCTGCGGGTTCCGGCACCAACCGGCGGCCCTGCCGATCGCGGCCGTCGGGCTTGTCCTTGTGTGCGTCGGGATCCTGATACACGCGCCCGCGTACCGGGAACTCGACGCGCCTGCCGTGCCGGGTATATGCCCGGACTGTAACGGGTCCGGGTTCGGAGGCGGATCGACGTCGGCGACCTGCCATTGCTCGACGACGATCACGACGGAGGCGAGGCAGTCGTGCCAGTTGACGACCGGCCGGGAAACCCGCCGCACGGGAGTTGATCGAATGCCCTGGACACCTCGGCCGACGTCGGCGGGCCTGTTGGGCGTCAACGCCCTCTGCCGGGAATGCGGTTGGCACTCGCAGGCCCGCAACGCCCAAGGTAACGCGGCCCGGCATTACGACGCGACGAAACACACCGTCGACGTTGAGTCGACGATGGCCGTCACGTATGGCAACACCGACGCGTCACACCCGCACGAGAGAGAAGGCGGCGAATGATTGACCCCTATTGGGCGGACACCGACGCCGACCTGACGCTATACCACGGTGACAGCGTCGACGTCCTGCCGGGCCTGCCCGACGACTCCGTGTCGCTGATATGCACCGACCCCCCGTACGGCGTCGACCTGATGGGCAAGGCGTGGGATAAGGCCCTCCCCGATCCGACGGTTTGGGCCGAATGCCTGCGGGTCCTCAAACCGGGCGGATTCATGTTCGCGTTTATGACCCCTCGTTTGGACTGCCTTTGGCGGTTTGGATCACAGGGCGAGGGCGTCGGGTTCGACGTTGGGCACTACCTCTTCGAGTGGGTATACGCCGACGGGTTTCCGAAGGGCCGAGACCTGCCGGATGGGCGGAAGGGCGGACGCCAATCCATGAAACCTGCTCACGAGGCGATTGTCGTCGCGCAGAAACACCGGGCGGAGAAGACGATCGCCGCCAACGTCGAAAAACACGGGACCGGCGGGCTATACGTCGACGGCTGCATGATCCCATTCCCCGGTGACGGCACTCCGGAATCGGACGGCGGCGGTTGGGGTTGGGAAGCGTCGGAAGGACCGGGATTTAACGGGGGCTGGAATGCCGATCACCAAACAACCGCCAACCCAAAAGGCCGACACCCGGCGAACCTCGCCGTGACGGATCAGGCCCTCGGCCGCCGGTCGAAATACTACGACGTCGACCGTTGGGCCCGCGAACACGTTGTCTTTACTGAATGTGGGGCGCTTGCCTACTGCCCGAAGGCGGCGACGTCGGAGAAGGACGCCGGGACCGACGGCAACCCTCACCCGTCCGTCAAACCTCTCGCCCTGGTGTCCTGGTTGCTCACCCTCGGGACGCCGGACGGAGGCCTCGTCCTCGACCCGTTCGCCGGGACCGGGACAACCCTCGTCGCCGCGAAGGCCCTCGGGATTCGGGCCGTCGGAGTCGAACTGAACGACACGCCCGCCGAACCGTTCTGCACAATCGCCCGCCAACGGATCGAGGCGCAGGACCCGCCCGCGCCCACGCAGGGGACGCTGCTATGACCCCTCCCCGCACCGCCCGACAAGGCAAGTTCGTTGCCCGCGATCACCTCGTCCGGACCGTTCAGGCGCCGGACCTGCGCCTGCACCTCGTCCGACGGACGATCAACGAGAAGCGACACGCCTTCACGTATGAAACCCACTGCGGGATCGCCCGCCTAATCACCCACCGGATCGCGGTCGATACTTGGCGACATAAGGCCCGCGACTCGTTCGCGAAGGCCGACGGGCCCTGCCCTGAATGCGCCGCCGCCCTGGCGAACCTGCTCGCCAAAGGGCCCCATTGCGAGACGACGCCGAAGAAGCCGAAACGGACGTCAGCCGACGACTGAAAGGAGTCGCTCAACGTGCCCCAACAAACCGAGAAGCCGCCAACGTATAGCGACCGAGAATGCTCGCCGGAGTTTGCCGACGCAATACGCCAGGGCGGGTCGATCGTCCAACGGTGCGGCCCGTGCGGGCGTACCTACTTTGTTGCCGAAGGGGATTTCGACCAAGGGGAACTCGAGGGCCTCCGGCTGGACGCGTCGCAGGACCCCGATCGGTACGTCGCAAACGAATTCGTCGATTTCATTTCGTGGGGGTCATTCTTCGGCAAGGAGATCGTCGAGGGCTGCCCTTGCGGCTACGCCGCTCATGTCGAGTCGTCTCTGTGGACGCACCGTTCTATGATCGTAAAGTACCTTCGCGACCGTTCGGTCCGCGCCCTCGAGTCGACCCAACAGGACGCCGACGAAATCGCCTCGATCAGCGAACTGAAGACCTGACCCGTTGCGCGAAATCGTTGACCGAGGTAACCTGTCCCCATGTTTCCAGACCCGCAGGATAAGCCGGACACCCCGGACGGGGGGCGCGTCAAAGGCCCGCCCGCCCCTCCCGCGGGCGCTAAGGCCGATCCCCCGGCCGACGGCCCGGATTCGGGCGCCGAACTCGAGCAGGGCGACGGTGTCGACCTTCTCGCCGTGGGCGAAGACGGTCGCCCGGCACTCGAGGGAGGGACGCAGTTCGTCGACCTCACCCTCGAGAAGGTCGACGTCGTCGACGCTGACGGCACCCTCGTCCCCGCCGACCATGATCCGTCGGACCTGCAGGTCGCGGTCCTGACGATCGCCGAGGGGACCGACGTCGACGACCTGCCCGAGGCCGTCCTCGTCGATTTCCGGGTCATTGGACGCAGCCGACAGGCCCGACGCCGTGCCGTGCGGTCCTGCGTGATCCAATCGCCGAGGATCGGGCATCGGGTCCTTGGGCGCCTGTTCGGCGTCAACAAGGACACGATCACAAACGACCTCCGGGCGATCAGTTCGGCGACCCTCGAGAGGGTGACCAATCACGACGCCGCGGAGGAAATCGGAGAGGCGTTCAACTTCTATACATTCATGCGAGACCTCGCCCTCGCCGATATGGCGCAGGTCAAACCAGGAAGCAATATGCGCGCCGCCCATTTCCGCAACGCGATCACCTCACAGGAGAGGATCGACGAGGTCGCCTTCCGGTTGGGCCTCTGGCGAGAGGCCCCGAAGGAACTTATCATCGGCGGACAGGCGGCCGATCCCCGTAAGGCGATCGCCGCGACCCTCTCGAACGAGGAACTCGCCGACGCCTTGACCGGCCGGTCGAGGAGGGAGGCGGCCAATGGCGACAACGGAGAAGACGTCCCCGATCCGACCGGCGACTGAACCCGACGATTGGGCGGCCCTCGAGGAACTGAATCGAGAGGAGTCGATCGACCGGGTATTCGAGGAAGCGACTCGCAGCACGGTCGCGTTCGCCGCCCTCTTCGCGCCGACGATCGCCCATAAACTGAAGGGCCTGATCCCCTTCCGCCCCCACGGTTACCAATGCGACCTGACCGACGAACTCGACCGCGGCGGGAAGACAATCCTCCTCAAGGCGAGGCAGATTGGTATTTCGACGACGATCATGATTCAGAAACTCCGACGCGCCATATTCGACGGCGCGACGGTCCTCGTCGTTTCACGCAACGAAGATGCGTCGAAGGAACTGGTGAAAATGGCGCAGGACGCGTGGGATAACCTACGCTTCCCGACGGGCGTCGTCCAGACGACCAAGAATACCCTCGAGGTTGGCTTCTCCAGCGGCGGCCGAATCAAGGCGATCCCCTCGAGCAAGAACGCCGGTCGAGTAATGTCCGCGAGCGACCTCGTGATCGACGAGGCGGCGTTCCTGCCGTGGCAAGAGGAAATGTGGCGATCGGTCCGGCCGACGGTCACCCACGGATTCTCGATCGTCGTCGTGTCGACGCCGGATATGGAAGGCGACGTCTTCTCGCGCCTGTGGGATGAAGCGGGCGATCCAGAGTCGGATTGGGTGCGGTTCGAGTGGCCGTGGCGGACCTGCCCGGCCTACGACGACGAGTGGTATGCGGCGAACCGGCCTGACTACACGGCGTCGGATTGGGCGCAGGAGTATGAATGCCAATTCGGCAACGCCTCGGACGCCGTGTTCGGGCGGGTGTGGATCGACGCGGCGATCGCCCTCGCCGAGGCCGATCCGTACCTGCCTCCGGACGCGCCTGCATTCGACGTCTACGCCCAGGGGATCGACCTGTCGGGCGAGGGGCGCGACTCCTCGGTGATTACGACACTCGATATCCGAGAGGCGCCCTTCTGGCTTGCCGACGTGCGGGCGTGGGAGGTCCTGCCCGCGCCGTTGCTCGAGGCGGAGGTCGTGAAGGCGATTGGCGAATTCGAGGTCGAACCGTGGATCGACCGGACCGGCCTGGGTTGGGGGATCACGCAACACCTGAACGTCCCGCACAAGGCCGTCGCGATCACCGCCGGGTCGCAGGTTGGCGGGACGGCGACGGAGCCAAACATCCCGCGGTCAGTCCTGATAAACAACCTCGTGATGGGCCTCGAGAATGGTCAACTCCGGATCCCCGCCAACGAACAGGAAACGATCCGAGGCCTCCGAACGCATCGGTGGACGAAGAAACGCGGGAAGGCCGTCGACTTTGTGGACGCCCTGGCCCTGGCGTATTGGGCGGCGACCGAGGCCCGGCGGACGCGCGAGTGGTGGGAGGATCGGTCGCAATGGGATCGGTACAAGGGGATCACGACCGGACGGGCCGACGTCGAGGCCGCCGGACAATAGGATGCGCACCGTGCCGACACAGAAACAACTTGACGACCTCGGGCCGTGGTTCCAGCGCATCGAGTTCCCCGACGGGAAGACGGTCGGCAAGTGGGATACGCCGGGCCTGACGCGGATCCTGCTGAACGGAGCCGAAATCATTGCACGAGGGGCGCGGGTCCTCGAGGTGGGGGCTATGTCCGGCGGAATGACCAAGGTCCTCGAGCAGGATTTCGACGCGGAGGTTACCGCGATCGAGACCGACGTCCGGGCGTGTCGGCAGTTCGAGTTGGTGGCCGAGGCCTGCGACCTGACCGCGGAACTGATCGAGGGGGACATTCTCGACGTCGACGGCCTCGAAGAGGAATGGCCCTTGCACTATCGCGGCCCCTGGCCCGTCGCGATCCTCGCGGGCGTCTACTACCACTCACTACACCCGATCGCCGTCCTCGATGCGACGTGGAAGCATTGCACCGAACTGATGATCGTCGAGGGTTGGGTGATCCCGGTCGACGCGCCCAACGGTCGGGACCTCGTCGCGGAGTGGGTTGACAACTCGCCCGGCGCATTCTTCCGGTCGACCGGCGCGAACTGGTGGCGCCCGTCGGTGGCCTGCCTGTATGCGTGGGCGCACACCCTCCCCGACGTCCGGCACGTCGACCTGTTCTACCCGTCCTATGACGAGGCCGACCGGGCGCACCTGCACGTTTGGCGGGTTTAGCAAGTTTAGCAAAACGAAGGGCCGTTTAGGCCCGGAATGCGAATCGACAATGAAAACACCCGTTTTGGGTTTTGCGAAACGGCCCCTGTTTAACGACTGTATAACGCAAACAGGGGGGTCGTTAAACCGCCGATTTCGCCGATACGGCGTCCGGCGTCTTCACACAGGGGTATATCGCCTACGCGGTTTAACGTTTAACGAAACTGCCTCGCCCGCTACCCGCGCGCGCGCCGACGCACGGGGGTACGTTAAACCGATACAGGCGCAGGAGGCCGCACCCGTGAACGTCAAACGCTTCTTCCGGATGCCCGCCGACGTCGCCCGCGCCGAGGAACTCGCCCGTACGGGAGGCCCGTTCCCTATGCTCGAGCAAGGCCCCCTCGATCCCGAGGTCTTGGCGCCGCCGATCCTACGACCGTTGGTCCGGCGGACGGTCGAGACCGTGCCCGTCCGACTGACGCCCGATCGCCTCTTCGGCGTGTCGTGTCGTCGCGTGAAAGAGGCGTCGCCTGACGGTCCGGAATGCCCGGCCTGCACCTCTGACCCGATCGACCGACGGACGGCCTACCTCGTCTATTCCTGCGCCTCCGGCGCGCGCGATCACACCAAACGCCCTTGACGGAGGGCGCCGGTCGGCGTTACAGTTCCTCCTGTTGACGCCGACCGGCACCCTCTCGAGGTGACACTTTGGGAATCAAGGCCCGCGCCCGCGCGGCATATCAGGCCCTTCTCGGTCGCCCGTCCGCGCACGATCAAGGCGTCTTCGACGCGTCCCCCCGTCGCGCTAACACGAACGACTCGACGACCCGGCCGATCGGGTCCGCCGTCCTGACGGACGCGACCGGAGAGGGGCGCCTGACGGCCCTCTCCCTCCTCGACTATTTCGCCGAGGTATTCACGCCTGCCACCGTCTGCATTACGAAGAGGCAGGAACAGGTCGCGGCCCTCGAGTATACGTTCCAGCCGCGTCAAGGCGAGGATCCCGAGGACAAGGCCGTCGAGGATCAGGTCCGGGCGGCCGTCGAATACTTCGGTTACGGCGGCGGGTTGGGCGGGCCGCGGTCCCTCTGGCGTACGTTCACCGACAAACTGATATGGTCGGCCCTGACGATCGACGCCGTCCCGTTGTGGGTTGACCGATCGACGGGCCCGATCGCCGGTCACCGACTCTTGAACGGCCTGACGGTCGCCCCCGTCCTCGATCCGAAGGGTTGGGTGCCCAAACCTCCGGCCGTCGCTTACAAGCAATACTCGAACGGAAAACTCGTCGGTCAGTTCACGGCCGACGACCTGCACTATTTCGTCCTGCGGCCGCGCCCGAAAACGCCTTACGGGTTCCCGCCGACCGAGGCGATTGTTTCGTCTATCCTCACTTACCTGTACAGCGAGAATTGGAACCTCGATTTCTTTATCAACGGCGACAAGGATTCGGGCTATTGGGAAATGGCCGAGGGCCTGACGCCTCCGCAATGGCGACAGTTCGAGGAATTCATTAACGAACTCGACCCGTCGACGCCGGACGCGCGCGGGCACGGGAAGCCGGTCCCCCACGGGACGGTACATCACCCCTGGAAGGTCCGGTCGGATATGGAGTGGGATAAGCTCCAACTCCGGATAATTACGCTGACGGCGGCGATGTACGGGCTGAACGCGTCGACGATCGGGTTCGCCGCCGAGACTTACAAGTCGGCCGAGGAGGGTCAGGTCGAAGCGTCCCGCCGATGGGGCCTCGTGCCCCTGATGATATACGTTGGCGAGATTGCGAACGCCGTCCTCCGCGACCTGGGCCTCGACCTGATCGAGCATACATGGGCGCCCGAGGACGACGACCCCCTCGAACAGGCGACCGTGATACAAACCGCCGGGACGTCCGTCCTCACTCGCAACGATGCGCGCCGCCGGTTGGGCGAGGACACGGTCGAGGACTCGCCCCTCGCGAATTGCCTTTACGAGGTCCTGCCGACCGGGATCCTGGTGTTCCACGATCCGGACCGTCCGAACGAAAAGTACATGATCGAGGCGCCCAAGGATGAGGCCGCGTCGGACGATCCGGAGGCGGCCCTCGTCGAGGCGCCCGAGGACGACGAACTCGAGCCGGGCGACGTCCCGGCGGAACTCGAGCCGGGCGGCGACGATGATGCGATCGACGACGAGGCCGATCAGGCCCTTCGCCAATGGCGCCGCAAGGCGAGGGCCCGGATCCCGGCCGGGCGCCCCTGCCCGTTCGCGACGACGGCGATCCCGCCGCGGGCGCAGGTATACGTCGCCCAACGCCTCGAGCATTGCGAGACGCGCGCCGACGTGGACGCCGTGTTCGTCGCCGTGCGCGATCCCGCTAACCTGGGCCTGTCGCTGACGGACACGGTCTCGGAACTGCGCGGGATGGTCGAGTCGGCGATCGGCGAAATGGATCACCGGAGCAACGGAGGCGCGAAGTGATATTCCCGAACCTGTCGGCCGTCCCGCAGGCCGTCCGAATGCGCGGCGGTTACGCCCTGTCGCTGGAACAGGCGAACTTCGTCGCGTCGGTCGATCAGGCGTTGGACGCGGCGGGCGCGACGGCCGCGGAGGCGATCGCCGGATCGTGGGCGACGTTCGACTCGCGGTTCCTGCCCGTGCCCGGCGCGAACGTATACGCCGACACGGAGTTGGGCGGCGCCCTGGCCCTCGAGTTGGGCCTGACCTCGCATTACCAGGCTGTCGAGGGGGCGGACGGGTATCACCTCCAACTCCTCGCCGGATCGACGTCGGTCGACTCCTATCAAACCTTCGTCGATCCCTCGATCATACCGGCCTTCCGGGCGCAGGCGTTGCGCGGCGAGACCGAACTGCGCCTGACGCACGACAAGACGCACCCGTTCCCGATCGGCGTCTCGACGAAGACGATCCCGGCGGACGGTTGGGAACTCTACGATTGGGCGTCGATCAGCACCCACGTCCAGGCCGACCGGCCCGACGACGTCCTCGTTTACGATTTCGCCCTCGACTCGAGGCACCCGTTCCACGACCTGCTGATCGCCGACGCGGCGGCGGGGAAGCCCCTCGCGGCGAGTCTCGGGATGGAAGGCGTCTTCCGCCGGAAGGTCGTCGTGAATCAGTCGCGGATCGTTCAGGCCCTCGTCGGCCCGGACCCTCGATGCGATCACGTCGCCCTGATCGCGCCGGGTCGGGGCGCGAACCCTGACGCGAACCACGGTATCCTCGGGGTTGGCACAGCACTACAATCCCTGTTCGCCGACGCCCCGACGGTCGGGTCAGCCGTCCAAGGCGCCACGCACCACGTTGCCCACCTCGAGGATGCGACGGAATTCGAGGCGTTCGAGGCGAAGGAAGCGAAGGACGGCGGCCGTCCGATCGTGCGTTTCACCGGCCGCCGGAAGGGCACCGTCGACCGGGCGATCGTGTCGGTCCGTTATCCGGCGAAATCCTGGACGTTCGACGCGGCGAAGAATGCCGCGCCCGAGGGAGCAACGATGGAACAGGCAACCGGCGGGCCGAAGGGTGCCCCTCGCGGGCACGGCGTCCGCGGCGAGACGACCGGCGACGCGGCGCAGGCGATCCCGGTTCAGCCTTTCACCGAAGCAACCCCTCCCGGAGGGCCCGACGCATACGGCCCCCCGAAGACGGGCCGCGACCTGTTCGAGGAAATCCTCGGGGTCGAGGCAGGCCGGACGCTGTTCGAGACGGCAACCGATGCACTGACGAGTTCCTTGCGGCGGACGTTGTGGCGACACGTTGAATCCGGCGAAGCAGGTCTCGAGGACGACGTCCTCGGGATACTGGCCGGGTATCACCAGTTCGTGACAACCGAACTCCTCGAGGGGTCGGTCCTACAGTCGACCGAGGCCTTGCAGGCCGCGATCGGCGACAAACCAAACGAAGGAGAATCCACCGTGACACTTGACGAACTGAAGGCCCTACTCGCAGGACTGGGCGACGAGGATCGCGCGGCACTCCGCGAGGCCCTCGGCGTTCACACACAGGACGACGAGGACGAGGCCGACCCGGCCGCCGCCCCCGTCACCCCCGACGACGACGAAGAGGCGCCTGCGGACGCTGACGCGCCCGCCGAGGCCGCCCCTGCCCCGGCACCGGCCGCCGCGGCGCCCGCACCCGCCCCTGACCCGGCGCCCGCGCCCGATCCGGCACCGGCCGCACCCGCCCCCGCACCCGTCGGGATCGGCGAGGAGGCGCAGACCGCGATCGTGGACGGCGTCGTTCAGTCGATCCGCGAGGAGTTCGCACCTGTCCTCGGCGGGATGCAGGCGCAGATTACCGCGGTTGCCGCGGCGACCGGCGTCAACGTGGCGCATTCAGGGATCGAGACGGGCGAAGACGGCGTCGCCGACCGATCCCTGCCGGGCGCGCCGATCGCACCCGCCGAGGCGCCGAAGCCGATCGCGGACCTGATGAAAGACGACCCGAAGGCCGCGAGGATCGAGGGCCGAGGGCGCGTCCGCGACGTCGTGTTGGGCGCGGTCGGGATCCCGCAGGATATGATTCCGAAGACGTAACGCCGGGCGCGAGTCGCACGGGAACGCACGACGGGAAGGCGCGGGCTAATCAAACGAAAGGGGTTTCATCCCCATGCCCGCACCGACACTCGCAGACCTTGTTGCCGACCTCGCCGCGCAGCGCGGCGAACACATGCAGGCCGCCACCGTTACCGGCGACCTGACGAGCCAGCGCGACCTCGTTTGGCGCGACGTCGTCCTGACTTACGGCGATTACGGCACCCACCTCTCCCGCCGTCTCGGCGAAGGCCCTGCCCGAGGCGTCACGCATTTCTGGCGTGAGAGGGCGATCCGCGCCGCGGCCGCGAACACGAATAACGAGGGCATTGCATTCTCGGACCTCTCGGACGCGTCGGCCGTCCTGCCGTCCAAGATCACGAACACCTGTCAGATCGTCATGGGCAAGGTGAGCAACACCGGGTCCGTTGACGCCGAGGCGAAGCTCGGCCGGTTCGGCGACGACCTTGTCGAGTTCCTCGCCGATCAGACCGACGCCGAGATGAAAGGCCTCCTGAAGGACGTCGACGCGGCCGTGATTACGGGCGTCCAGTCGACGACCGATCCGCGCGCCATGAAAGGCCTCGCGGGCCTGATCGGGACGTGGAACGGTTTCATCCAGACGAACAACACGGACGCGGGCGCCGACGACCTCGCCGAGGCCGACGTCGACACCAACGTCCAGGCGATCCACGACGCGACGAACGGATCGTTCGTGCCGAACGCGATGTATATGTCCGGGCAGGCCGCGCGCGAAATGAAGGGTTGGACGGACAAGGTGTCCTTCACCAAGGACATTGGCGATCCGGCGGCGATGGCGAAGGTCAACGCGGGCGAATGCGTCGGGTACTACCACACCCACCTCGGGGCCGTCCTCGAGGTATTCATTCACCCGGCGATCCCCTACTCCGGCACGGCTGCGAACAACTTCTGTCTGATCCTGACGGAGGAGTTGTTGAGGCTCGCGTTCCTGCGGAACCTGCACGTCGTCACCCCCGCCAAGATCGGCGATTACGAAGAGGCCGTAATCCTCGGCGAACTGACCCTCGAGTGTAAGGCCGAGAAGGGTCACGGGATTATCCGGAACTTCACCTGCACCGCGTAGGCGAGGCGTCGTGACGGGACCGAACCGTTCGGCCCGTAGACGGTGAAACGGAGGCGGGATCGGGGGGCCTCGAGAGGGGCCTCCCGATCCTGACGAACGGAGAGAAGACGAAATGGCGGACTATCCGATCACAGCGACGCACGTCGCCGACGCGGCCAAGAGGGGTCCCCTCTGGCGCCGGTCGCAGATCATGGCGGCGGTTAAGGAGTTGCAGGACGGCGCGGCCCTCGCCGAGGGCATTTCGCATTACCACGAGGGCGCGATCGGTTCCAATACGGGCGCCGGTTCCGACGGCGTGATCCTCGGGTCGATCACGGCCGAGGATCCGACGAAATTCTTCCTGTCGAGTCACGCACGGTCGCCCCTCTGCGTGATCGCCGACTCCGGTCTGTTGACGACGGAGACGACGGATATCGGCGAGGACACGGGCGACGACGTCCAGTTGTTCGCGGACGACGCGGCGATCGCCGACGCGGCATACTTCGGCGACGCGACGGTCAAGTTCGGCCGCCTCGACGTGAACATCACCACGAAGCAGGTCGACGAGGTCCTTACGGGCGCGTGGCAATACTGGGATTCGGTCACCGAGGACTGGGCCGTTTGTCAGGTGATCGCCGACGCAACATCGGGCCTCCTCGTCGACGCGACGGGCTGGAAATCACTGACGTTCGTCCCCTCGGCCAACTGGGGGAAATGCACGGTCAACGGCATTTACGGGTACTGGATCCGGAACGTCCTGTCGGTCGCAACGTCGATCACGACGGGGCCGATCGCCGGGCAGGCGTTTGTCGTCGAGGCGATCCCTTACCCGATCCTATGCGTCACCAAGGACGAGGCCGCCCTGACGACCGAGACCGTCGACGCTTACGATGCGGGCGCCGACGACTTTGTGATATGGCAGGCGGACTGTAAACTCGCCGACGCCGTCTACTTTGGCGGCGCAGTTCCTTGGTCGGTCCTGTCGATCACGTATGGTCAGGAAACCGACTCCGACGCGACTGTCGTCTATGAATACTGGAACGGCACGGCCTGGACGGCGGTCGACGTGACGGACACATCGACGGCGTTCACGGTCGCGGCCGGGACGAAGACGATGACCCTCGACGACGGCGCCCCCTCCGATTGGGCGGCCGTTGCGGTCAACAGCGTTACCGGGTATTGGTTGCGCCTTCGGATCACGACGGCGACGGCGTCGATCACCGTCACGCAGTCGGCGACCGGGTCCTACGGTTACCTGACGACGACGGCGTCGGAGGATATGACCGAGACGTTCAGCGACGACACGACCGACGCGATCAGCGCGGGTGCGGGTGACATTGCCCTCCTGCCGACGTACCCGGTCCTGCACGACGCTGCGTATTGGATCCACGCGACGAAGAAGTTCTGGTCAATCAAACTGACCACGTCACAGGCCGCGACCGGGACGCATACCCTTGTTTGGGAATACTCGAAGGCCGACGGCACTTGGGGGACCCTCACGGTCCTACAGGACACGTCGGTCGGGTATACCGCGACGGCGGGCGTTCACTTCGTCAATTGGCTTCCGCCGACGGATTGGGCGTCGGTCACGATCAACTCGCAGGCCGGTTACGCGATCCGTTGCCGACTGTCCGCAATGACCTCGGTCACGCAGGCGCCGGTCGGAACGCAGACGTGGGTGCGGGCGATCGTGCCGACGACGGCCCTCGGGCACAAGGTCTCGGCAGACGCGACGTTGGAACGCGTCCAGTTCCACGCCGTCTCGAACGCCGGATCGACGGCCGACACGAAGGTCCTCGTCCTAAACATCACGACAGGGGTCGCGGCCGTCGCGACCTGGACGAAGGGGACCGTCGTCGACGCCGAGACGGGTATGAGTCTCGCGTTTGCGGCGGACGACGAGGTCGTCCTGATCGTCGCCGCCGAGGACACGGCGTCGGAGCCGACAGGGGTAAACGTCCGCCTCGGGTTCCAGCTCGCAGCGTAACGTTTCGGGCGCCCCGGCACCGTGTCGGGGCGCCCGTCGGGTAAAACAGGAGGCCCAACCCGTGACCTATACCGTGGCCGAACTCGAGGCGTTCCTCCTACGCGAAGGCGTCGAGGGCCTCGACGGTTGGGATGCGACCGAGAAGGCCTGCGCCTGCGCGGCCGCGGGCGAGTGGGTCGATCAACAGTCCGGCCGCGAGTTTTCGACGGTCACCGAGGAACGCCTCTTCACCGGGAACGACGCCCTCGAGGTCCTTCTCCCGGAGTTCGTCAGCGTGTCCGCCGTCACCGTGAACGGGACGGCGACCGACTCCGCCCTGTATCAACCCCTGCCCCTAAACAACTCGCCGAAACTCAAACTCCGTCGGACGTCGGGCGTTTGGTCGAAGCCTTCGACACAGGCCCTCGGCAACCTCGGAATTACGGCGGCGTGGGGGTATGCCGCGACTCGACCGGCGGAGGTCCTCCGGGCGGCCGGGCACGTCGCCGCGGCGCAGGCCTTGTCCGGCGGGACAATCCCCGACCCGACGTCGGCCGACCTGAAGACGGTCTCGGCATTCTCGCTTTCATACACCCTCGCGAACACCGACGGCAACGAGAATCCGGCCGTGTCGATCGTCGCCGTCGCGAAAGGGATCCTCCTCCCCTATGTCGATATCACGGCCCGCCTCGCCCGTCTCGGGTAACGCCGTCGTTCCGGCGCGACTCCTCCGGGCGGAACTGGTTCACGTTGCCAAGGGCCTGCACGAGACGCAGGTCCTTGTTGCGCGTCAGGCGTGGACGCAGGCGGAGGGCGATCCCCCCTCGGGGGATTTCGTCCTGCAAGGGCACGAGGGCGACGCGGAGGCCGCTAACACGGTCCTGTCAGCGTTCACGCACACCCTCGGCATTCGCAACGCGACCGAAGACCTCGCCTATCGCTTCCCCGATCACGGCCCGGAAATGGGCCCGCAGGAGTGGACGTTCCTTCAGGATCGCGTCTTCACTATCACCGACACGGGATTCGATCACCTGTCGCCCTACGGACACGAACACCTCGACCCGATCCTCGAGGAGGTGCGCGGCACCCTCCGCCAACTGTCGTCGGGCGCCGTGAATACCGTCGCGGCCGGTCAGCGACTCGCGGGCGATTACGCCGGGCTATACAAGGATTGGGAATACGTCCGCCTCGCCCGAACTGAGATGGCCCACGCGTGGGAGGTCGGCCGGGAACACGTCTTGACGAACGTCTTCGGCGCCCAACGGGGGCATTACTCGAAGGTCGCCGAGGATTTCGAGTTGAAGTTTGGCGGGATCCCCGTTCACCCCAACTGCAATTGCGCGTCGGACGTGATCGAGGGGCCCGACGGTAACCTGTATATGATGATCCGGCCGAACCCCTCGGCCTGTTTCCTGTGCAACGAGGTTGCGGACGAAATCCTCGCGGCGATCGAGGGCGTCGAACGCCTGCCGTTCGTGCCCGACGACGAACAGGTCGCGGCCGGGATCGTCTACGCCGGGCCCGATGCGCCGCCGGTCGCGCCGCCGGTCGGCGTGGCGAAGCCCCCAGCTGCACGGCCGTCCGTCACGACCGAGACGATCCCGCCGGTCAATGACCGCGTGTCGATCAGCGAGCCGCCTCGCGAATCCGAGTACAGGCGAAAGGGCCCGTCGGTCGAGGAATACCAGGCGAAGACGAAGGAGTATTGGGAGAAGGTCCTGTCCGGCGACGTTACCGCGTCGAGGCAGGTCGTCCGGCGATCGGTCCCTTCGTTGCGCCTGATGGACGACGCTTCCCTCGACCGTATGATCGCCGAGACGAGGGGGATCATACAGGGCAAGGGCCTGCGCGGGATCCACGGCGCCCCCCGTGTCGAGGATTTCTACCGGACGGACGAGGCAGTTTCCGCCCTCTGGAAACGGTACGAAGAGGCATACAACTCAAACGCCGTCGGTTTCAAGGGGAAGAAGGCCGACAAGTTTCACGCGGGGGTCGCGTGGGGCGACGCCGGTCCGATGGAGAAGGGCGATCGCCTCGTGTCCGATGCGAACTATGAATGGCGCCGGTTCCTGGAACGCAAGAACAAGGGTTTCAAGAAGTTTCTGAACGAGGGCGCGGCGGGCGATCGCAAGAAGGCATGGGAGAAGTGGTGGGATGAAACGGCGCCGCGCACCGCGGGAGTGATCGAACACGGCCTCCCCGCGGGCGACGCCGGGTATACGGCGGCACAGAAGGCGTTCGAGCAACGCCGGAATGGTTTCGCCGAAATCGACAAGGCGTTCGGCGACGGCGACCTTAACCCCCTCCAGCGGCGCGCCCAACTCGCGAAGAAGAAACTCCTCACAGAGGAAATCGCCGACGCTTACTTTGACGGCGCGGCCGTCCGGTCGCACGAGGACGCACAACGTCGGGCCCGCGCATCGGTATCTGCGTGGGGCGTCGATCCAAAGTACAAGAAGGGCGCGGAGAAGGCGGCCTATAGAATCTATCGCCTGTCGTGCGACGAGGTCGCCGACGGCCTGCACGACTCGAACGTCGAGTATAGACAGGCGGAGGACGCACGGGCGCAGGCGATCGCGCCCGTATATGACAAGGCGGGTAAGTTGCTGCAACGCGCCAAGGTCGACGCCCACTCCGATACGTCCGACGCGACGCACCTGCACGAACTCCTGCACGTCGTCGAGGACCTCTACGCAACCGGGAATGATCCGAAGGGGCGAGGGCGAAGGGCGACGGCCATTGGGGCGGCGATCCGCGACCTCTACGCGGACGACCCGGAAGACGTGAAGAATTTCGGGTCCGGGTATAAGACGAACGAGAAGTATATCGTGGGCCCCTGGCGCGAACGATATACGGGCAAGGTATACGCCGATTACGGGGCGACGGAGGTACTGTCTATGGCGGGCTCCCACGCGGCTGGTATCGGGACGCTGCTTTCTAACGGGTCCGAATTCGATTCGTTCACAAAGGACGATCACCTCGCATTCCTCCTCGGCGTCCTACGGGGCGCCCTGGAACGACCGGAGGCCGACTGATGCGACGCACGGGCGACGATCGGTTATGGGAGTTTGTACTGGGCGGCACCGACGGCAAACTGATCGCCGTCGGGCATTTCGTTGTGAACGCGGGCCCGCGCCTGACCCTCCTCGGGGGCGACGGCACCGACGCCGAATACCTGGGCCAACTGTTCGACGCGCGCCTCGAGGAACTCGCCCTCGGCGTGATCGTCTCGCCAATCCCCGGCCTGGACGTCCCGTTCGATCGCCTGAACCCTCTTCACGCGGGCGTCGCATTCGATGCTGTCGACGGCGTGAAGCTATTGACCGGCGGCCGCGTCCGTTATACGTTCGTCGATGCGCGCCCGTTGACGCCGGACGATCCCGACGACGCGATCGGCCTTCCCACCGAGGTGTACTAATGCCGCGGCGCAAACTGCCGGGCGGCACCAACGCGGCGCAGGCCGCGGCCTTGAAGAAGCGTTGGGCGGCCCGCGAGGCGTATATCAAGCGATCATTCAAGGCGACGACCTTCGTCGCGTCGATGGCACAGGTTTACTCGCAGGACGTGCATTTCCTGATGTCCCTCGTCTACGGATCGGCGAAGAAGTATCGGTCGAACACGTTGCGAAAGTCGGAAATCCCGGAGTGGCGTCGAGGCGATTCGGAGTTCCGGATTAAGAACGTCGCCCGGTCGACGGACGGTTTCAATTATGCTTTCATCGTCGCCGAGGGTTACCCCGGCCGGAACGCGCCCACGAAGAAGCACGGCAAGAAGTGGTATGCTTGGGTGGACCCGCCGCACCCGCGGCCGGCGTCGCACGACGGGCCGTCCTGGCGGAGGGGCCTCGCGGAGGGTTGGGCGCATCGGTCGAAGCGGTTCGCCGCCCGGCCCGCGCGGAACTGGCGGAAGAGGGCGATCGCCGAGGCGAAGAAGACCGTCCCCGCGAAATGGTCGCAGGCGAACCAAGTCGTCCACAACACGGGGGGCTAAATGCGCGTCCCGACGCTGTTCCAACCGGCCGACGACGTCGGCCTTTACTGGCGATCGGAGGACCTGCCGAAGGAATACCTCGAGGCAGGCCTCCCGACCTGTCGAACGATCGTGCGGCCGTTGCTGAACGCCCTACTCCTACAGCACCCGTCGGACGTCGCCGAGGTGATATGTGCCCGGCGACTCGTGAAGGGAGGCGTCTTGAATGCCGATCAAGAAGGCCGGATCCGCCGACGTGTCGGAAGGCCTGTCGGTCCTGCGTGAAACGATCTTCGCCGATCACCTCGCGCAGTTCGGGGTCGACGTGCAATGGTACAAACGCACGGCCGACGTGTCGGACGCGACGACGACGATCGCCGACGCCTACGGCGACCGGGACTATACGGCCGACGAGTCGTCGATCGGCCTCCCGTTCGATCCGGCCGTCTACGGCGAGCAACCGCCGATCCGCGTCCTGACCGAACTGCCCCTCGACCTGACGCCTCGCCTGACGGCCGATATTATCGGCGGCGCCGAGGTCGTCTATACCGTGATCGACTGTGGCGTCCGGGTCGGCGACAAGGTCGCATACCCGGCCGAGGCGGGCGGCGAACGGCGTTGGTTGAATGTCACCCGGCACCTGACGCACCTTGGCCTGTATACCGAAATCAGTCTCGAGGGGACGCGATAGAATGGCACTTTCCCTGACGGCCGTCGATCAGGCGCGGTACATCACCGACACGAAGCGGGCGATCGTAGAGTTCCTGCGGTATTACCTGAACGACGACGACTCCGAGACGGGCCTCGCCTATGCGGCGAGGTGGGCGAAACTGACCGGCGGCGCCGTCCGAGTCGAAACGACTCGATCCGAACGCAAGGCGGAGCCGCAAGGCCTCGATATGCCGACCGTCTTCCTCCGCAAGGACTCCGAGAGGGTCGTCTATGCTGCGATGGATTCGGGTCAGTACCAGTACAACGGCGAATGGCACGAAATGGACTTTAAGCTTGAGGTCGTGACCGACGGCGACACGGGCCGAGGGATCGCGGCCGACGATATCAGTTCGGCGATCGGGAAGATTTTCGCGGAGCATCGGAAGGACCTGAACGTCGCGGGGGTCCGGGTCGTCGAGATTGGCGGCGGGTCGGAGGACGACTCGCCGGGCGACGGTTTCTTCCTGAACATCCATGACCTCGAGGTCGAGGTCGTCCTGTTCGGCGATATCAAAACGTCCCTTCTCGTCGAGTTGGCCGGTTGCACGGTCACGGCCCGCGACGTCTTGACGTTCGTACCGGGCGACGCCCTTACCCTGGCCCACGACCTGCGGATCGAGTGTCTTAGCGGGATCGGCCCGGCGTCGACGGCCGTCACGATTTACGCGACGAATCAGGACTCGATCGCCCGGACGCTGACGGGCACTATACCGGGCGCCCGGCCGCAAGGGACGCAGGTAACCCTTGACGAGGAGGTGACAGGGGATGAATACTTGACCGTGACGTCGGTCGGGATCGTGGGCGGCACGGCGGGCGATCACTGGCGGATCACTAACATTCCAATTCAGATTGAGACCTAAAGGAGGCGTCACCCGTGGCAACGATAAGCGCGGCGAACTTGACGAAACTCGTTGACAACCTCGCGGCGGCCTACGCCCTCGCGACGACTTGGCTTGGGGACGGGACCGGATCGACGTCGATCAGCGCGGGCGCCGCGTCAACGTTGGCCGGGATCCTGGCCCTCGACGATTTCGACCAGGAAAACGACCTTCTCGCGGCGGCGAAGGCGTGGGCGGAACAAGGCAAGGTCGCGTCGCCCCTCGCGGCCTACGGCAACACAATGGGGATCCGGGCGCGGGCACTCGTCGACGCCCTGAAGGTGCATCGGGCGGGCGACCTGGACGCGGCCCTTGCGACGGAGGTCGTCCGGGTTCACGCCGACTTTGATCGGCTATACAATGATATCTATTCGGCCCACCTCTCGCGGGCCAACGTCTTCCCCGAGGTCACGATCACCGACACGGTAACGAGGACCGGCGGGTCGCCCGTCCTCGCGGCCGGGACGGCGATCGACCAATACCAGGGGCCCGGACAGTTGGAAATCGAGGTCACGTCGACGATCGGTATTGCCGATTGGGTGTTGACGCTGACTTGTGACCTTCTCGACGGGACGACCGAGGATCAGGAGGTCACGGCGACGGCCCTCGATGCGATCGGGACGAAGGTCGACGTCGGGACGTCCGCCGACGTTTATATGGGCGTGTCCGCCGTCAGCGCGACCGGCGGGACGGACGCGGACGCCGTGCAGGTGCAGACGAAACTACTACGGGTCCCCGCCCTGTTGTGGGCGTAGGCCGCGCCAACTAAGGAGGCGTCACGATGGCACAACCGAATCGCGTAACAGGAGTCGGCGGAGCCTGCACCTTCGGGGGGTCGGCGATCACCGGCCGGTCGGGTTGGTCGTTTGGGTCGAACAACACCCTCGAGGAGGTCGAAGCCCTCGCCTACGCCTGGAAGCAACGCGTCGCCGTTGACGGCGAGTGGGATGCGTCGGTCGACGTCGAACTCGCCCTGAACGTTGAAGACCTTCTGCCGGTCCTCGCGGTCGGATCGCTGACCGGCGCGATCATGCAGGATTACAAACTGTCGGTCTCGGCGGAAATCGCCGAGGCGACCGGACAACTCGACCCCTGGAAGATCAAATACCCGACCGGGTACGACGCGAGTCTCGACCTCAACAAGTGGATTTCGGCGGCGAGTTACGGGGCATTCATGGCGGCCCTGATCGCGCAGATTGACGCCGGGACCCCACAACCGACCGTCGCGGTCGTCACGCCTTACGGGTCATTTCTGGGCCTATATGAGACGGCCGGGATCGACCTCGACTCGAAGACGCTGAAGGAGTCGGGAACCGTCCAGTTGGGGACGGCCGCGTTCACCCGCCCGGTCGCATACTTCGCCGAGGTTTGGGATACGATCGAGGCGGCGAACACCCTCCTGATCGGCGGGACCGGCGCGATCCCTGTCGCGTCTTCCCTCGTCCTGCCGTGCGGATCGGGCCTCGCCTACGTCGAGTCGATCGAGTTAAGCGTCCCGGAGGGGCACGTCACCGGGTCGATCAACTTCGTCGGGACGGACGCATTCACTCCGTCGTAACGGAAGAGGGGACGCAGCACAATGGCCGACGCCGGACAGGAACGGAACGACGTATCGCAGGAGGCCGCCGGACCCACAACCGGGACGGCGGCCGGGCTGTTTGACCTCGTGACAACCGGGCGCCTGACGACGACGGTCGGCGTCAAGCGCGCCGGGCAGGTGATTCGATATCACCTCGCCGAAATGCCCGCGAGCCTTATGGCGACGTGCAACCGGATGGCCCACCGCGAGGACCTACAGGACGGCCGGACCGTCTTCGACACGCATCGTTTCAAATGTCTTCAAGTGATCGCCTGCCTCGACGGGCCGTCGGCGATCCCCGGCGACACGTTCGACGCGAAGGTCGCGCACCTGATCCAAACCGACAAGGGCCCGATCCCCGCTATCGACGTGATCGCCCAACTGCCCTCGACCGTCTTCGACCCTCTTTACGACGGCGTGTGCAAGGTCAACCTCGACACGACCGAGGCGCAGGCGAACCTCGAGACGGCCGTCGTGTCGATCGGCGCCCTGTACAGCGTGATGGAATACATGGTCGAGACGAAGAAGACGTTCGCGGACCTCGAGGACGATGAAACGTACCTGTCCGAGGTCGCCCTCTTCTCGGCATTCTGGCGCCTGCAACGCAAGGCGCAGGCCGCGGAACGGGAGAGGTTGGTCGAGACTCTGCCCTCGATGCCGGAACTGCCGTTCGGCACGGGACGCTAACGGGCGCGCGGCGCGCCCGTTCCCTGGGCGCGTGGGTGCGATCGGCGCCCGGAGTGGGTGGGAGGACCGGCCCGCGTGGAAAAGTCGCTTAGAATGGATCCTGTGGGAGGTGGCCCTTGGGTAAGTATGCCGACGATTACGTCCACCGTTGGTCGGTAGAGGGCGAGGGCGCCCTCCTGCGATCGACAAACAAGAACGTGCAGGCCGGGAAGCGCCTCGAGAAGCAGCAACGCAACACGCAGAAATCTCAACAGGCCCTCCTCGACACGATCGGGTTCGTCGGCCCGAAGGCGGAAATGGCGGGCGACTCGATGATCCGCTTTGCGAACAAAGCGGTCACGTTGGCCCAATACTCCGAGGAGGTTGATAAGGAACTCGAGGCGATGTTTGACCAGAAGAATCTTGGGGCCGACGCCCTGAAGGCAGTCCGCGACCTGTCGTCGGAGATTCAGGACGTCGGCGGAGTCGCCGACGAGGAGTCGAAACGCGCGGCAACGCTGATGGCGTCGTTCGCAATGAGCCCGACCGAAATCCTCCGGTTTATGCCCCTGATCGCGTCGCAAGCGAAGGTGACCCGATCGTCGGTTGAGTCGGTCGCGATGGCCGTCGGCAAGGCGTTCGGGTCCGGTCAATACGGGCAGTTGTCTCGGTACGGCGTCACCCTCGACTCGAACGCGAAGAAGCAGTTGGAAATGGCGCAGGCCCTCTCCCGGACCGGCGACGCGACGAAGGACGCCGAGGGTCGGGCGATCGCATATAAGGTTGTCCTCGCGGCCCTCGAGGAAAACGTCCCGGCATTATCCGAGAGGATGAAGACGGCGTCGGGTCGGATCGACAGGTTCGGCGAGACGTGGGGCGACGTGCAGGAACAGATTGGCGGAGGCGCGTCGGCGGCGCAGGCCGCGATGGCCGACCTCGGTTACGGGTTGCTCCGCCCCCTCGTCGGGGCGAACAAGGAACTACAGTCGTTCGTAGGTTGGACGACCTACGGCGTCGGCGGAGTGTTGAAGCTCGGCGGGACGATCGGGTCGCAATACGGCGCGTGGCTCCAATACATATCCGCGATCAAAATGAGTCGCGCCGTGCAAATGGCGAACTCCGCCGCGACGACCGGCGGGATCGCGCCCGCGACCGGCCTCGCCACGGCGAACAAGGGCCTCGCGACGTCGTTCCTCGGAGTCGCCGGGAGTATCGCCGTCGTGACGGCGGCCCTGATCGCGGCGTACCTCGTTTGGCGGACGGCAAAAGTCGCGTTCGAGGCCCGCGCCGAGAAGAAATATGGGAAGGCCGTCGACAAGGACACCGAGGCTATGCGCGAGGAGTGGGTGCGGTCCGGCGGCACGATCGACGCCGAAGGCCGGATGAAACGCGGCGCCCGGTCCGGGCAACAAGGCCTCGGCGCCGGGTATCAGTCGACGGCGCGGGCACCCAAGTATCGCAGCGGCGACGCGTCTATGAATCGTTGGGGCGACCTGACGGTTCCAGGCGTCGGAGGCGTGACCCCCGAACGCGTGAACGACTATTCGCAGTTGGGCGGAGGGTAGGCCCGATGCGTTGGTCGGAGTGGAAACCCCTGTTGACCGGGATCCCGGAGGGGCAGGAGGACGAAGCCGGGCTGATACCCGACGACCTCCTGCCGACGACGGCGATTCAACTGCGGTATTACATCCACCTCGAGGAATCCCTCGCGTTGCAACCGGACGGGATTGGGTTCCTGACCTGGGCGGGTTCGTGGAATTGGCGGATCCTGAACGGCGGCACCCCCCTCTTCGACCAAACCGTCCGCGTCAGTTTCGACCTCGTCTACCTCAAACCGTTTGGCGTGTCCGGCGTGACATTCTTTACCTGGTGGCACAATGACGCGGCGCATAGGATCGAGACGGTCACCCCTCAACCGTGTTACTTGACGACCGGCGTCCAAGGCGGGCCCCCCCAGGCGACCCTCGGGACGCTGACGTTCACGGGCCCTGACGCGGCCGGGTGGTCAGCTGGGGCGGACGCCGTCGCCCCCGTCCCGGTCGTGCTACACCCGACGGCGATCGGCCCTGCCGACGTCACCGTGAACGCGGGCCTCGAGGACGGCGCCGGGAATACCGCGGCCGTCTCGGGCACGGTCGGCGCGAATACGTCGGCGGACGTGCGGATCGGGGCGGACAATTACGTCGGCGTTCGCGGGACGCCCGCGGTTGTGGGCGGGCGATCGGGCGACGTGATCGACCTGCGGTCCGACGGTTGGGTATACAATCCGGCCGAGAAGGGGTTCAGCGATCCGGCCGGATATCCGGGCAGCGCGGCGACCGAGGACCTGCCGTCGGAGTCGGGTTTCACGAACGACGGCGTTTGGATCGACCTCTGGTTTTACGCGCCCGCGTATACCCTGTCGGTGCCCGAGGAATCTTACGTCGATATACCGTTTCATAACATCGGGAACGCCAATTGGGTAAAGTCGTATCAGTCCGTTTTCGTCCGGACCGGCGAGGCGGGTGGGATCGACGCCCTTGTCGACCGGCCGGGTTTCCACCGGGCGGCCGTGCCCAACGCGACGAAATGCGATCAACTGATAAGCGGCGACGGGGGGGCGACCTACACCCGGCGGCGGATCGTGGGCGCGAACACCCAACCGTCGATCGTCAAGTCGCCCGAGAATCACCTGATCGTCGCGACTTACGCGAAGCAAAAGTACCGACTCCTGATATCGACGAACGACGGCCGGACGTGGGCGAACCTGACGCATTACGGAGGGGTCGCAATGGCTGACGGCCTATGGCCGGACACTTATTCTGATATGGCGACGGCGATCACGCGGACCGGCGTCCTCGTCTCGACGGCCCGGTCCGGGTCGACCCTATACTGTAAGACGTCGGGCGACGGGTTCCAAACTGCGAAGCGGGTTGCGAACGTGTCCTCCGACCCCTGGTCCTTGGCATACGACGCCGGGCAGGATAGACTGATCGCGACGGACGGCAAGTCGGCCGTCCACGTCTCGAAGGACAACGGACGATCGTGGGCGACGTTGGCGGCCGAGGGAATCGCGTAAGGAGGGCCCATGCCGAATCCTGGTTACATCGTCGAAATCCGGCGGCCGTTCGGGCCTCCCGTCGCGAAGGCGGTTTCCCTCCCCCTCCTGACGGTCGACGAGTGGGCGGCCCTGGAACGCGCCGAGAATTTCCTCCTCCTCGATATCGGGTCCGGATCCGGGACCGAGAAGACGAACGCCCTGATTCCCTCGTGGGATTTCGGGACCGACGACACGCACCTCCGCGATTGGACGCCGACCCCCCCGACCGAAGAGGCCGACGAAATCGCGGCCGTGTCGGGCGCCTACGTCGACGAAATCCTCGGCATTCTCGGCGCCGCGTCGTCAACCGTCCTCAACCCCGAGACGGCGATCCTCGGCGCGTCCGTTATGTCCGGAGGCGGCGGGACGAAGGCAAACCTCCTCCCAGCCGTCGCGTCGGCCCTCGGCGTTACCCCTCCGCTAAATCCGTCCGACGCTGACCTGACCCGCGTTTGGGAGTTGTGGTTCCTCCTCGAGGACCTGTCGAAACACGCCTTCTTCGAGGAGAAGACGAACCTGTTCGGCGACGGGTGCGCGGGAATCTATCGGTCCTGTTCGGCGCCCAACGTCGGCGCGCGGATCCGATCGAACGCGCCGATCGACGTCGACCGGCCGTTCACCCTCTGGCTTCACAGGGCGATGCCCGACTCCGCGCAGGCCGATCCCCGGTTCCGGATCGACTTTGGCGATTGGGCCCTCGAGTTCACCCGCGACCGTGACGTCAGGTTTTACAAGTACAATCGCGACAACTCACTCGCGACACGCGCCGACCTCCTCGACCAACTCCGCACGGCCGAGGACGCCGGCCGGATCAGCGCCGCGTCGCAGGAGTCGATCACGTCGAAGAAGGCGGAAATCGCGACGCTGAAGGCGGAGGCGAAGACCTACGCCCGGCGCCCGACGGCCGCGGAGGAGACGTCGATCGCCCAACTCGAGGCGGACGTCCTCGCGATTAAGGATGCGTCGAAGGCCCTCGAGAAGGCGGCCGAACAGGCGGCGCAGTTGATCCGCGCATCCCTCTTCTCGGCGGAGGAGTCGGTCACGTTCACCGACTCACTCGAAACATACTACGGTGTCGACCTGCCGATCACGTTCGTCCCCCAGCGGCGCGGGTTCGTCAGCGTCCACCTCGGGCACCCGGCGTCCCGGAACTATTGGGTATTCGAGGACAAGGTCGCCCTCGAGGAGGGCGATTGGCGGTCCCTCTGGACGACGACCGACGGCGCGACCGGCGACCGGCGCCCGTCGCCCCTGTCGATCACGACCAACGGCGGCGCATTCTGGTTCCGGTTCAGTTACCCGACTGTGAAGAAGTATTGCCGACTCCTGTCCTCGAGCCGCCGGGTCGACCGTGATATGAATGCCGTCGACGCGGCCGACCTCCTGTTCGTCCCCTCGTGGGACCCGATCCCCGCGACGTGGGATAAGACGGCCCGGACCTGGACGGGCGCGACGGCGACCGTAAGCGCCCGCGTGATACCGTCGGCGAACCCCTCCGAATACGGCCGGTTTCAATGGCAGTTCGAGTTGACCGGCGACGGCGTGTACATGCCCGTCGTCTACGGCGCACAACTGACGATCCCGGCGACCCCTCGGGATCGGTCGTCGGAGTCGATCCTCTGGACGTCCGTCTCGGACCCGTCGGCGATCGAGGACGCATCACCGAGGATCACCGAGAGGGGCGAGGCCGCCGGGTTCCGGATTACCCTGTTCGACAAGTCGGATGCGATCCGGAACGCCCTGGGCTGGAACTACAACTGCCAACTCTACGTCTTCTCGACTCGGGCCGGGCGGCGCGTCTTCACCGGCACAATCACGACGGACCCGACGACCTACGTCGGTCAACGGGGCGCCCGGATCGAACTCGACGCGGTCGATCGGATCGGCCTCCTCGCGCGTTCCCTGCACGAGGCGGAAACGCCCGGCGACGGCCTGACCGGGAAGGTCTACCTCGAGGCCCTGTTCGCCGAGGGCGGCCTTCACCCCGACGAAATCAGCGTCGCGTCGACGCCCGAGACGTTGCGACTCCTGCCGTACCCGGCGCCCGGCGAGGCGGCGGCGATCAAACCGGAGTTCGGGGCGACGCGTTGGGAATTCATAAAGGCGTTTGCCGAGGGGCACCTGTACGAGACGGACGCCTATTTCGACGGCGAGGGCGTCGCGACGGTCGCCGCCAAGACGGACACGGCCCGGCCGGATATCGTCTTCCGTCAGTCGCACCAGTTCCAAGGCGACCGGCGCGTAATGCGCGAGGTGTCCGAGGTCCTCGACTTCTCGGAGTTCCGGAACGATTTCGTCGTCGTCGGCGCCGAGGTTCCCGGCGGCGGCGGCCGTCGGTTCGCGTCACGGTTCAGCGTCTACGCCTCGGTAAACGACTCGGACGATATCCGATTCGTCGGGACGTGGATCATGGCGCCGCCGATCCAAGACGACACGTTCCGGTCGCAGAAACAGACCGACGTCGCGGTCCGCCAACAGGTCGCCCTTTACGGGTGGCCGAAATGGCGGGTAGACTTTACGACCTCCTACCAGGACGACCTCGACCCGACGTCGCGTTTCTATATCGAACTATCGCGCGACGGCGTCCGGGCGTTGTTCCCCTGTAAGGTCGCTGATATACAATCGGCCGATCCGGGCGAGGACACGATGCGCCTGTCGGTCGAGTTGATCCTGACGGACGGTTTGAGGGAGGCGATCGGCAGGTGAGGCACAATCGAGGCGCCCCGAACACGAACAGACTCCTGGCCCGGTTCGCCGCGTCCGTCGTCCGGGTCGCCCTCCCGGCCGTCCGGCCGGTCAAGGGCCCGGCGCCCACGCGCCCGGCCCGCCCGATCGGCGTCGAGACGGAGGCCTCGGCCCTGGCCCGCCCGAACGGCGATCGCGGCCTAAACGCGTTCCTCGTTGACGTCGACACGGTCGACGATCCCGAGACGGAGGTCCTCTGATATGCCCCTGACTGATCCCGCCCACGCATCGCGAACCGCGGCCTATTGGGCGCAAACGTCGTCCGGGTTCAGCGACAAACTCGCGGCGGCCGTAGACTACGCCCTCGACTCGATCGACGCGACCGACGCCGAGGCCGCCGCGGCCGTCCTCGCCCTGCACGGGTTCGGGAAGGTGCCGACGTCCGGCGGGTTCGACCTCGCGATCGGGACGGGCCTGTCGGTGCAGGTCGCGAACGGCGACGTTTGGATCCTCGGCCGCAAGTACACCATCGCCGACGTCGACGGGTTCGACACGGTCACCGTCCCGGCCGACGCGACGACGTACCTCTACGTCGACGACGACCTCGTGTTTTACGCGATCGCCGCGAAGTATGACGCGGCGAGTCAGCCGACCGATTACGTCTACCTCGGTTCGTGCATCACGGGCGCGACGACGGTCCTGTCCGTCAGTATGACCGACGCCGACGAACTCGATTCCATGACCGGCGTCGCGACGGATATCGCGGCGATCGACGCCCTGATCGTGACACTCCGGGCGGCCGTCGGCGAGGCCTACATGGGGGGCACCCCTCCGGCGACGTCCCTCGATGCGCGGGTGACGGTCCTCGAGGGCCTGCCGTCGACGGCGGGCGGGATCGTCTACGCGTCGGCCCTGTCCTGGTCAGCGACCGACCCGCGCCTGTTGGGCGTCGTGATACAAGACCTGATCGACGCGTCGGTCCTGACGCACGAGGCGGCCTATCACGCGGACGACCAAGGCGACGGCGGGACGATCGACCTCCTCGCCGATTACTACGATTGGGGGGTCATACAGCACGGCCTGCACGTCCTGTTCGCCTCCGAATACATGGGGGGCGGCGCGGACCTGTTGGGCGCCCTGGACGGTTGTTTCGGTATCGTTTGGCACGTATACGGCGACGGGTCCGACTCGACGCCGAACAACGTCCACGCGTCTTCAACCTGGACGGCGTAGACGGCGGACGCAAACTCTAAGGAGGCGGACCGATGTCTCTGCCGCCCGCCGACGTCAAGTCGCGGTTCCCGATCCCGGAGTTCGAGGTGATCGCCCAATCGGATCCGGGCGACGCCCGATATCCTCTCCCGGCCGACCTGCCCCCGTCCAGCACCGGGCACGGCGCCGACGCGGTCCGACCCCTGAACGACGTCGCGGAGTGGAACGGTTCCGTCTTCGTCGCCGCGAGTCGGATCGACACCCTCGCCTATTTCCACGGGAACACGATGCCCCGGACGTCGGGGTCGGTCAACAGCAACGCATTCGACGGCGACGGCCTGTTCGCCCTGTCCGGCGGCGACGCGTCGCGGACCCGTTCGGCACTCCGCCCGGCCGCGGACGCGCAGGACGCGGCGACCGGCGCGGCCCTATACGTCGTCGACACGGTTCGGAATGACCTCGTCGAGTGGGATGGCCTGCCGGAAACGGTCCTCGCCGTCCTGACCCTCTGTGTCGGCGCGACGGACCTGTTCGCCGGGTGCCTCGAGGTCGTCTCGGGCGCCTACGCCGTCACCTTCTGGCGATTCCAACCGGCGACGTCGGCGACCCCGACGCGGATCGGCACCGTATCGACGCCCTACGGCCAAGGCCGGACGTTCGCGGAGTTGTTCGGCGGGACGATCGGGACGGCGAAACTCGCCAACGGTTACGACGCGGCAATCGGGTTTCACCCCCTGTCGTCGATCATCGAACAGGCCGGGACGCTTTACGCGACCCTTCGGTCGGGCGTTTGGCGGATCGACACGACCGGCGCGGCCACCCCCCTCCGACTGTACCCGGCGACCGGCGGCGACGCGGCCTCGGCGGCCGAGGGGTTCCACGGCCTCGCGCCCTGGCGTGACGGCCTCCTCTTCCAGGAACACGACGATTACTGGCGACACCTGAACGCCGACGAGGTTTGGTCGGCGACCGATCCCGGCGCCTACAACTCGAAACACGTCGTCGTCTTCAACGGGTCGGCCTACAGTTGGGCCCGGACGGGCAACGCCGACGACGGGTTCGAGACGAAGGTCGGACGCCTGCGCCGGATCGTGGGCCTCGACAGTTGGGATCCGGAGTGGGCCTTCTCGATCAGTTACCTGCAACGGTTCACGACGGCCTTCAAGTTCGGCGGCGCCCTCTTCTTCTGCGGGACCGACGCCCCGTCGTCCCTCGTGACCCCCGCGACGTCGGAGTCGTCGGCGACTTACGCCGATCACACCCCGACGCCGTTCCTGACGGCGGCGACGACCTCGCGTTTGATCCACCGGGTCCGGGAACTCCCCTGGCTGATCCGCACGGCGCGCCCGCAGGAGGACCTGGGGCGCGGGTACGCGATCGCGCACACCCCGTCCGTCTACGTCGACGGCGAGGACACGGTCCCGGATAACGGCGGTTACAGTTTCTTCGTCCTACGTTGGCAGACCGACCTCGCCGTCCACGGCGCGCAAGTCGAGTGGGCGACGGACGGCACCCGCAACGCGACGACGGTCGAGTCGGTCTCGGTCGAGTGGGCGAAGATGCACTCGCCGGAAATCGCATCGGCGAAACTCGAATGGTCGGCGTCGGCGCCCAACGTCGCGGGCGTGTCGGCGGTTACGGTCGAGTGGGCCGACGGGATCGCGGGCGGCGTCCCGACGGTTGAGTCGGTCGCGGTTGAGTTCGCCGACGGGATCGCGGGTGGCGTCCCGACGGTTGAGTCGGCCGCGGTTGAGTTCGGCCGGACGACGCCGAACGTCCCGTGGGTTCAGGACGCGGCCGTCGAGTGGGCCGACGGGATCGCGGGTGGCGTCCCGACGGTCGAAGACGTGCAGGTCGATTGGAAGGATTCGGCCGCGGCCAACAAACCGACGGTCGAAGACGTCACGGCGCAGTTCGCCGACGGGATCGCGGGTGGCGTCCCGACGGTCGAAGACGTCGCGGCCGAATGGTCGTTCCGCGCATTCAACGTCCCGACGGCCCAATCCGCCGCGGTGGAGTGGGCGGACGGTCTCGGGACGAACGAACCTACAGTCGAGTGGGTGAAGGCCTCGTGGGCGTGGGTGCCGGGCCCGTCGGCGGCCGAGGATTTCCTCGCCGTCGTCGATCCGGAACCGGACGCGGCCGATCCCGGAACCGTCGTCCGGTCCGTCCAGGTCGTGCCGTCCTGCGCGAACTCGAACTGGGGTGCGATGCGCGTCCTCGTGAAACTACTCGACGCCGTCCCGACGGCGGGCGAGTGGGCGGCATTGACGGTCGCCGACCTGACGACCGATTTCGACCAAGTGATCCCGGTCGGGACCCACGTCCCGTTGATCCGCCCGGCCGTTGCGGTTAGACTTGTAATCGTGAAACCGACGACAGTCGCCGACACGACGACCGTATACGTCCGCGCCGAGAGGCGCGACCTCAAGGAGGAGTAACGATATGCCCGCGAAAACCTGGACGTCCGAAGCCGAATTCGATACCGGGACCTACTCCGACACGATCGGCACGGGCGGCGCCCTGGCCCTGTCGGGCGCGACTGTCGGTTATTGGGAATCGCCCATTTACGAAGCCGCATCGTGGGATGATTGGCGCCAGTTCCTTCTGTCCGCGACGATCCCCGAGGGTTGCTCCGTCCTCTTTCAATTCAAGACGGGCGCGACGTCGGGCGCCTGCGACGGCGCGTCCTATGGCGACTATATGCCGCCGCAAGGATCGGACGCGTCGGGCAATATCCGGTTCGACCTGAACGCGTATTACCTGAACAACCCGTCGCCCGCGCCGGGCGGTTTCATCCAGGCCCGCGTTCACCTGTTCGGCGAGTAACCGACGCAACCGGGAGGGCGCGAAATGCCGTGGGAAACTCACTCGACCCCGCCTCGATCGACGCGGGGGCAACCGGCGCAAACCAATGACGGGACGTTGTTCCTCGTGCAGGCCGAGGAGGTCGCCGACGGGTCCGATATCTTCATTTACCGTTGGGACGACGTCGACACATGGGACCTCCGGGCGACGGTTTCCGCGGCCGTCGTTCCGACCGACCTGCGCGTTTGCGCGATCGGCACGACCGACAAACTCCTGATCGTGACGTCGGTCACCAAGGGGTCGCCGAACGACACCGTAAACCTGACCGTCTACGACGACTCCGCGCAGACCGACGACCAATACACGGTCGTCGGCGATTTCTGCGACTCGACGGGCCTCGCGCAACAGATTGCGGTCTGCCCATTCCCCGGCGACAATCGCGTGATGATCGTGATATGCCGTCTCACCGCGTCGGCGCCGACGGCGTCGGGCGAGTGGACGTGGATCGTTTGGGATTACGACACGACGGCGGCCCTCAATACGGGCGAGGAAACGGGCGAAAGCACATTCCAATGGACGGGCACGGGAATCAAGTATTCCCGCGCGTGGATCGGCGTCCTTACCGATCCGATAAACGGCGCGGTCATACATATTGGCCTGCCGATGCAGGACGCCGACACGCCCTGCTACTGGTTCGACGAGGACTCGATCGGCGCGGACGACGGGGCGTGGGTGATCGACTCCGGAATGGACGCTTACGTTCACGTCGAGGACGATCCGGGCGAGTTTTACGACCCCTGTTCGGCCGCGTTCCTAGACCGGATCATCCTCCCCCAGATTGACGGCGGCACCCCCTGGGCGATCATACCCGACACGGGCGCCCGCGTCCGGGCGCTACACTCCGGCGACGGCCAATCGCGGGCATGGGTCGGATCGGTCTCGGCGATCGCCGGGCAGGTCGCGCATCGTCTGCGCCGCCCGGTCGGCGGTTGGGATCCCGGTTCACCCGAGGACGCGTTCCTCGATGTTTGGTCTCGCGCGCCGTGGGTGAGTTGGTGGAACGTCGCCGAGACGTCCCCTGGTGAGGTGACGGTCAGTTGGACGTTCGCCTCGGCCGAGGGTGGTGTCCAGACGCATTACGAGGTCGAACTACGTCAGGGCGCGGCCGTGATAGAGGACTCCGGAGAGGTTGCGTCGGCCGCTGCGACGCACGTCTTCGACCCGGTCGCCGCCGGGTCTTACACGGCATACATTCGGGCCAAGGAAAACGGCGTTTGGTCGGCGTGGGTTTCGTCGGGCGTCGGCGTGGGCGGCGGCGGAGGCGGCGGGTCCGATCCCCCGACGTGTTCGATCACGGCGCCGTCGGCGTCGGACGTCGTGTCGGGAAGCGTCGCCGTCACGGCGGACGTGACCGACGACGTCGCCCTCGATTACGCGGAGTTGTGGATTGACGGCGTGGCGATAGCAACCGACTCGACGATCACCGGGACCTCCGACACGGCGTCCTTTACCTGGGCGTCGGGCGAGTGGTATAACGGCGCCCACTCGATCGAGGTCCGTTGCTATGACACCGACGCCCTGTTCGTCAGCGACTCGATCAGCGTCACGACGAACAACGTCTTCGCGGACGTCGCCAGAATCCTCTTCTCGACCTGCCAACTCCTACCGTCGGGCGGCGGGCATACCGTCCGGCGCCTGTTCGAGGCGATCAGTTGGGATGCGGTCACGGGCGACGCATTCCAAGACTACTCCTGCCGCGTCTACGTCCGGCGGACGGCGACCGACTCGCCGTCGACCGACCTCGATGATTTCCATTCCGTCGACGCGCCGGGCGAACAAACGCACGAACCGCCTCCCGGATCCGGCGAGTATTACCAATGGGCGATCAACGCGATCCCGCGCCTCTGGCAGTTGATCGTTGAATTGACCGGGTCAAGTTCGGTGATCGCCTTCTGCACGGGCCCGGCGTCCGACGACGTCTACATTCTCGCCGGGACCGCGGCGGGCGCGGCCGACATGATCCTGTTCCGCTACGACTCCGACGGCCTGACGACCGTCGCGACCCTGCCGGGCATGACCGCGGCCCTGCGTGGCGTCGCCTACCTCGACGATGGGAATGTATACGTCGCGCAAGGCGCCCACCTTACGGCGATCGACCCCGACTCCGGCGAGGTGAACGTCGACCTCGGGATCGACCCGGCCGCCGGGATCACGGCAGTTCACGACGTCGCCCGCGAGTCGGCGACCGAGGCCCTCGTCGCGACGGTCGACGCGTCGACGGCGCGGGTGTATCGCTACACCCACGGGTCGACGGAGTTGGTTGGCACGACCGGCACCGTCCCCGTGACCGGCGCGATCCGTCTAACGGCCGCGCCCGCGTCGGCCGTGACCTACGAGGGCGACGTCTACCTTCTGACCGACCTCGCGACCCCGTCCTTCTCGTCGGGCCAAGACGAGTCGACCGTCCTGTGTGAGGGGGCGCCCGGCGAAATGATCCTCGGGACGTCCGACGCCCTCGCCGGGATCGTCTACTCTGATACGCCCTCGTGGGCCGCGTCGCTGACGCTATCGGACCTCGCGATCACGGGCGTTGCTTACACGATGGACGCCCTCTGGGCGTCGGGCACGACGCCGGAGGTTTGGCGGCGCAACCCGACGACGGGCGTTTGGGCCCTGCGGTTCGACGTGTCTTCGGACCTGGACGATATCGACCGACTCGCCCCCGTCACCCTCGACGACGGCGAGGCCCTCCTGATCGGCGGAACGAAATCCGGCGTCGCCCGAATGCTCGTCTACCGCGAGGCGCCCGAGGACGCGGGCGCGATCCTGTCCGGCCCGAACCCGCCGCGGATCGTGGGCGGGATCGCCGACTCGACAAAGGACTGATTCCCCATGCCAACTCCTGACGCGTCCGCGCGATCGCGCGGTAAGTTCGACCTCGAGCAGTCCGGGACGGTCGTCGTCGCGGGCCTCGACTTTGGGGACAAGACGGAAATCGAACTCGCGTTCACGAACGCGTTCCGCGATCCGGCCGTGTTGCTCAGTAAGACGGTCGGCGTCCGGGCGGTTGTGACCGGGTTCGATTTCGTCGACTTTGCCGACCCGACGCAAGGGGTCGACAAGGCCTACGTCGAGGTGTATCGGTACGTGTCGCCCGAGGGGCCCTACGACTCGACGTCGGCGGACATTACGCTGAATTGGGTTGCCGTCGGAGGTAGCGGGCGTGACGAGGAATGAAACGACGACGGCCCATAACGGTCAAGCACCTCGACCCGCACGGTCGAGTGATCCGCGAGGTTGAGGGCCTCCGTCTCGACCCTCGGCCGAAACTTCCCCCCTCTGATCCGATCGAGGGGGTTTCGCCGTTGTGGCCCGCGCCGGGAAGCATCGGCACCAAGTTCGGCCGGGCGGGCCTACAGTTCCGCGCGTCCACGTCGGCCGGGTCAATCTATCACGCGATTCGCGAACTCGCCCGCGCGTCCTGGCGCAACGGTCTCGACGTGACGGTCTCGCCTTACGACCCGGACCCGTCCCCCAGTTGGGCCCGGACCTCGATCCGGCACCTGATCGGGCAGGTCCGTCCGCCGATGGCCGTCGTTCGTTGGGGCCGCCAAGACAGCGACGTGCCCTCCGATTTCCCGACCGTCGAGTTCGACGTCGCCGACTCCTTCAGCTGGGGCCGCGACGGCGAGGTCGAAAAGATCAACGGGCAGACGGCCCTCCTGTGCGTCCCGACGGAGTCGAACGTCGCGGAGTTCCGCGACGCCGGAGTAACGGTCCCGATCGAGGTCGTCCCCCTCGGGATCGACCCGCACGTCTTCCGCCCCTGGCCCAAGGATCGCGCCCTGTTCGACCTCGCCGATTGGGGCGCCGCGGCGCCGCCCGGCCGCGGAGTGTTCGTCTTCCTCGCCGCGGCCTATTTCCAGCACCGTAAGAATCTCCCCCTCGTGATCGAGGCGTTCCGGCGCCTGTTCCGGCCGGACGACCCGGTCGCCCTGTTGATTAAGTCGGTCCCCGAGGAGTGGGGGAAATCGGTACAGCGCGACGTCGAGACGATGCGAGGCGACGCGCGGATCGGCATTCTCGAGGCGGAACTGTCGCCCTACGAAATGGCCCGACTCTACTCGACGGCCGACGCGTTCGTGAATGCCCACGCCCGCGAGGGGTTCGGGCTGATGCCCCTCGAGGCAATGGCCTGCGGGACCCCCGCGGTCGTGACGGCCTACGACGGCCCCCTCGCCTACGCCGACGACTCGACGGCCGTCCTGATCGAACCTGACACGATCGGCGCCCCTCCGGCGCACCTCGACGTCCCCCCGAACGCGAGTTGGGCGCACCTGTCGACCGACGGGATCGCCGACGCGTTGCTCGAGGCCTACTCCGGAGGGGCGCGCGCGCGGCGGCGCGCGGCCCTGGAACGCGCGGGCGAGTTCGTTTGGGCCAACTGCGCCCGGAAGCTCGCGGACGCCGTCAGGATGCGCGTATGCCCGATCCGGAAGCGTCCCCCGCGGGGGACGTCCCGGTCGATCCCCCTCGATCGCGGCCTGACGGTCCTGATCCCTGCCCGCGATCCGGACCCGTCCGAACTCGATCGGTGCCTCCGGTCCCTCCGGAGGACGGCGTTCGACGTCCGTCTCGACGTGATCCTGTTCGACGACGGGTCGAAGGTCCCGTTCGCCGACGCCGTCGAGCCGTACCGCGTCCGCGTGATACGCAGCGAGACGCCGATCGGCGAGGGGGCGGCCCGGTCGATCCTCCTCGAGGAGGCCGAGACGCCGTGGGTGTTCTGCACCGACGCCGACACGGAGTTTCCGTTCACCGATTGGGCCGACGAGGCACTTTCAATCGCCCGAAGCCGCCGGGCACGTCGCGGCGACGACGGCGGACGGACGGTCGTTCACCCGTTGATTCTCCGGCCGGACCGGACGGTTTGGTCGGCGGGCGGACAACTGACGCGATATGGCGACGATTACCTGCCCGCCGGGCACCGTCACCCCCTCGAGGCCGAAGACGCCGTGACAGAGGCCCGGCGCCTTGTCTACGCGCCCTTCGTGGGTTGGTTCGCCCGGCGCAGTTTACTACTTGACCTGTGGGAATGGCCGGGCGGTTACTTCCCGACTTTGTTCGCGGACGTCGATGCGGCGTATTGGTTGCGGTCCGAAGGTGTCACGTTCGGCCTTGCGCTCCGGTCGCGAATCGTGCATCATTCCGGGACGTTCACGCAAAGGAGGACGGACGGCGCGGAACAGTCGGGTCGTTTCCAGCGCAACGCGCGCGAGTTTCTTTACTGGTGGGGCGACCGTCTCGAACACGATATCGCCTGCCGGTTATTCCCCTCGGACCTTAAGGAGTCGACACCGTGACAATAGCCGAAGCCGCCCAACTCCGAACCGAATTCAAGGGCGACCTGCAAGCGACCGAGGAGAGGATCCTCGCCGCGATCCGCACCGACAAGGCCGCGACGGAAGGCCGGATCGACCGGGAAATCGGCCACGCGACGCGCGACCGTACCGCGATTACTGCGACGGTCACGACCTGTCGCACCCATTGCGACGACGTCCGGTCCTCGATATATGTCCGACTCGTCGAGTTGGAGAAGCAGTCGGCGATCGTCAAGATCCTCGTGCCCGCCGTGATCGGTTGCGGCGCGACGATCGTCACCCTCTTTCTGAAGGAGGTAATCGCCGGGTTGTTTGGGTAGCACCAACCGACGCACGGGAGGAAAGCGATGTTTGACGCAATGTCGGGATATGACCTGTCGGACCTGATCGCCGTCGTCGCGGCGGTCAATATGATTACGGGGGCACTCCTGCCCCTGATCCCCCGAGACAAGTCGAAGCCGGGAAGCGGGAAACTACGGAACGCGATCGGCAAGTTCGGCGCGATCGCCGTCGGCGTCGGCGCGGGCCTGTTGCTCGCGGTCCTGTCGGACGGTGCGGCCGCCGGGCTGAAGGTCGGGATCGTTGGCGCCTGGACGGCGTCGGGTGCCCACAACACCCCGACGACGATCGCCGGGCTGTTGAATGCGGCGCGCGGAGTTCGCGCGGAGGAGTCGGTCGATGAAGGGTAAGGGATCGGTTCACGAAGCAACCTGGGCCCGGTTGCAGAAGGCCGGGATCGCGTCCGGGCAGGTCGTCCAAGGGGTCGGCGATTATGCCGCGTCGGCCGGGACGCACCTCGCCCGCGGGACGTCACCCGCCGGGATTCAGTTCGGGCATTGTATCGACCTGACCGGGCGCCTGCACAAGGACGGGAATGGGAACCCTGCATTCTCGCGCCGGATCCTGAACGCCCTCGTCGCGGAGGGGTTCGCGCCATTCTGGCGATCGGCGTCTTCGGGGTTCACTCCACACTGGCACGTCGTCGATTGCGCGGCGTTGGTCGACGATACCGGACACGCCCCGGAACGTTGGCCGATCGTCGAGAGGCAGGTCGCAGACTTTATCGCCGACCCGGCTCGAACCGGACTTTCCGGTCACGCGCCAATGGCCGTCCGGTTCCGGCCGACGGACGATGGGCGCGAATACCTGCGGTACGTCGTCGCGGGTGGCGTCCGTCTCGGGCATAAGTCTGGGCACCTGCTGATTGGCCTCGACGGCAAGGAGGCCGAGGACGTCCCGGTCGAGTTGGTCGAAGGGCGGGCCATGATCCCACTCGCGGCCCTGTCGCACGTAACGCGCGTGAACGTCGGCGACCTGCCCGCCGACGTCGACGCGATCCGCGTCCGGTCGACGTATCGCCAACAGGCCGGGAAACATAAGCATTACCTGACGGTCGAGAAGATCAAGTCGTGATACGCTGGAATCCACAACGGAAGGGAACGATGATATGCCGAAGATCGGTTCACTGATCGAGACGGCGATCGGACTCGCGACGGGCGGAGGGCTGACGGCCGGGTCGGCCGTCGAGAAGGTCCTCGGGTTGCTGAAGGCGTTTGGGAAGGGGCACCTCGTTTCCAAGAAGCGGGTGCGTGGCGTTTGGGGGCACTTCCTGAAGAAGAGGGGCGCGGCGTACCTCGCGCAGACACTCGAGGCGCCGTCCGGTTACTCACTCGTGATTCCCCTCGGCGACGTCGCGGTCGAACGGGACGTGATCGAGGGCGTCGTCGCGGCGATCCGTTGTGCGGCCGAACACGGCGACTGTTCGCACAACGTCAACGATCGGGGCGTCGAGATCCCGGTCGACCTCGCGAAGAAATGGGCGACCGACCGGACCCGCAAGCGCGCGGCCCGGAAGGCGACGAAGAAGGCGCGCAAGAAACGCGCGACGAACTAACACTTGGAAAAGTCGAGACGCGCCCGCAAGGAGGTGACGGCCGATCCGTTAATCATCCCGCATAGTGTCCCTCCAGGCGACGGCCCGCCCCCTTACGACGGCGGGCCGTCGCCGTGTTTTGACAGGTGCAAAAAAACACTCCAAGAAACGCTTGACGGGAAATCTTTACAGGTGTAAAATGAGACCGTCGGGTCGGGAAACGGGAGACGCCCAAACCAGGAGGAAGACGAAATGTCAGACACCCCTCGCGCGGAAATCACCCACGCAAGCACGACGACGGGACGCAACATCGAGACGAAGACGGACTATCGGATCACGCAGGCCGACGGTTATGTCCGCATAGCGATGATCGGTGGGCGCGTGATCGGCACCGATCGCTTCGACGGAGCCGGACGTCGCCTGTCGGTCAAGGGCGTCCGCCTCGTCTTCGCCTGACCGGCCGGACGCACCACGCGACGGAAGACGCATACACTCAGGAGGAAGACGAAATGTCAGACACGAAGCGACGCAAGGCAGCGCAGGCGGAGATTGACCGACTGAAAGCGATCCCGGCGGATCACGGTCGGCACAACGAAGGGCGAAACGACGGAAGACGCATACACTCAGGAGGAAGACCGATGCGACGCACACCCCCGACGTGGCAGGAACGGCGGGCGATCGACGACCGGACCTGCGAACAGTTTGCCGACGGGCGCCTCGACCGAGACCTCGCGGAGTGGATCGGCGACGACCTCGCGGAGTTGGTCGTCGACGCGTCGACGTTCGACGACGACGGACTGTCCGACGTGGTCAGCGCCTACGGCGAGGCGATCCTCGAGGGCGACGCGGACCTCGGGCCCGAGGGGTTCGGCCGGTTCCTCGCCGGGACCGACGGCCCGTTGTGGGCGATCGTCTCGGAGGTCATTCACTCGCGGAAGGCCGACGCCCACGTCGACGCGTTCCTCGACGACCGGATCGCCCCCGGCAGTTGGGCCTGTTGGGAGCCGGAACACGCCGTCGCGTGAAACGACGCTTGACACCGAAACTTTACAGGTGTAAGATCGGGTCAGTTCGGACGACGTGAGACGCATAAACAGCCGGAAGAAAGGCCCTCCCAATGAGTTTCCTCCGAGGTTACACCCCGAAGCAGATTCAGGAAATCACGATCAACCCCTTGTCGGCCAACGGCGAGGCGATCGCCAACCTCTGGACGGCCGTCGAGCATTCCCTCGCCGACGACCCCGACCCGACCGACTCCGACGTCACCCTCCGCGAGTATGCGGGCGCCGCGTTCCGCGCGTGGTTCCTGTCGGCCCACGATCACCGGCACTCACACGTTCGGTTCGAGTGGGAGGTCGGCGACGAGGTCGTGCGGTCCGGGATCCGATGCGCCTTCAAGTGGGCGTGTCACGCGCGCTACACCCCGCGCCCGGACGGCCCGCCGGTCGTCCTCGAGGACGGCGCGGAGTGGACAGCCGAACACTCCTGGCTCGATTTCGAGTATCACGTCGCCAACGCGTTCGCGCACACCTGCAACCTCTACGGGCAATTGGTTGGCAAGGCAACGATGGACGCCGAGGACCTCGCGGCCTGCCGTCGCCACATCGAGGGGTTCCGCAACGCGGCGAGTTCCGACGAAGACGAGAAGGCCGTCCTCGAGTCGCGGATCGCGGAACTCGCCGCACAGTTGGCCGACGTGACGCCTACCGCGAAGGTTTGGGATCACCTCGGCGAACCTCTCGTCCTCGACCTGACCGTTCCGCACGACGGCGGCGCGACGAGGTTATACGGCGCCCTGTCGTCGACGGTCGAGAAGTATGTCTGCGGGTGTCGCGACGCGGCCGAGACGGCGGCGATCCTCTCGACGCACGATCCCCGCGTCCTCGTCTCGGCCCGGTTCCTGGTGTCGGTCGCGAGTATTCTCGATCAGCAACACAGGGCGGCGGAGGCCGTCGAGGTCGAACTCGATCTCAACGCCAACGGCGGACACGCCCCCCACGTCGACCGGATCCGCCGGGCGAACCGCGGCCTCCCCCAGAAACGACGCTGATCGACGGGGCGCCCTTCGGGGCGCCCTTCCTTGTGCCCGCCGGATCACGGTCGGCACAACGAAGGGCGAACCACAACACGACGCACGGGAGGAACACAATGCCGGACACGAAGACGGGAGGCGGATCCTGCGAGTTTTGCCCGGACCTGAAACCGGGCGCGCCTCGTTGTGCCCAATGCGGGCGGAGGGCGATCGAGGAGATTCTCGATTGGGAATACCTGACGTCCGCCGTCGCGGGCGACCCGACGGCGACGATCGGTTTCCAACTGCCCGGCGGACGCAGGTCGTCGACGCGACTCGAAACCGATCAGCGATTCAGCGGCCTCTTCCGCGAACTGTCCTGTCGCCGGAATTACGAAGACGGCGTTTGGTTCGACGACCGGCCGACGGTCGTCGAGTTTCTGACCTGGGCCGTCGAGTGGATCGAGTCTCGCGAGGGCACCGACGACGCGGACGAAGGCCTGCACAACACGCGCAAGTTCCTCGAGGTCGCGAAGGATTTCCTCGGCGCGCGGGAGGCCGGACGGCAGGCCCGGTCGGCGTTGGCCCTCGCCGATGCGAATGCCGGGATCCGGCCGACCGGCGGCGCGTTCGTTTGCCGACGCGGCGGACCTCCGCCCCCAGCTGACGGCGCGCCGACGTGGACGTATATCCGGCAGGAACCGGACCCGGAACGTCCGGATCAGCCTATCGACACGCCTCTTTCGTCGCGCGACGAGGCGATCGCGTTCGGCGAAATCGCGATCCGTAACAAACGCCTCGCCGTGGTGATCGCGCGCCTCCGGACGATAAGGGAAAGGGGACCGGCCGGATCGACGTTTGCCGTATCACGACGTATGTGCGCGAAGCCGACGGGCCGCCATTCAAGAACCCGACGGTCGAGACGGTCACGAGGGCGTTCGAGTGGATCGAGGAAGACGCGGAGTAACGGGACGCACACAATCGACGGACCGGAGGGAACACGAATGGCCGAGGATCAGAAGACCTACAACGCCGTGGTCAAGGTCGACGTCAGGGTTTACGCTGGGTACGGCGTCACGATCGCGAAGACAGAGGTTCAGGAGTCGGTTCCGATCGCCGGGCCTCTGGAATCACTCGCGGCGGGCGGGCTGAAGGACGTCCGGAAGGCGATCCGCCCGGCCGCGGACGGCGTCGCGGCGGAGTTGTGGGCGGCGATCCTCGAGACCCACGGCGAGGCGGTTGCGCCCGTCCGGGCGGCGCGCGCCGCAATGGATCAGGCGGACCGGAAGAATGCTGAATATGGGAACTACCGGGCGGACATTTCGGTCGACGTCCTGCAAGTCGATTCAGACAGATACAGCGACAAGCCGCTGACCCTCGTCAAGCACGACGCGGGCGAGGGCGGGCAGTTGGAAAAGATCGTCTTCCCCGTCCCGGCGTCGGCCGTGTCGGATCACGCGGACACGTTGCTTGACCTCGTCGTCGGTTTGGTCGAGTCGACGTTCGGTCGTCGCGTGAATGGCGCGGCGCCGCGCGACGTCGGAGAATGCCCCCGCGAAAACTGTTGTGGGCGGGTCATGCAGAACGCCGACGACTACCCTCCCACATGCGACGAATGCGGCGGCGCGGCCGTCCTTGCCGCCGTTCGTGCGGAAGCGTTCGACGAGGAGGACAACTAAATGCCCCTCACTCACTCACAACAGAAACAGGTCGAGAGGATGTTCGACAAGGGGATCGCCCACTCGCTGGAAACCGGCGGCGCGGCGACCCGCGTCCCCCGATCGTTGATCGACGGCCTCCGGGCCTACGCCGTCACGCGTTGCCCGACCGGCGATTTCCTGCGGGCCTGCCTGGAAAACGATTTCCTGCGGGCCTGCGGGAAGGCCGATTCCTATTCGGCGGCGGCCCTGAAGGACCTCGCCGTCGTGATATCCGAATACCTGCCGACGGTCGCATACGGCGACCGGGCGACGGTCGACGCGTGGCTCGCCCTCGGTTGGCAAACCGTCCCGGATCCGTTCCGCGTTTGCGGGTGCCCGGACGGCGACTGTAGGGGCGACGTGTTCGCGCATCACGACGGAGTTGTCGAGTGTCAGCGTTGCGGGTTGGCCGTCCAGTTCGACGCCGTCCGCAAAGCGATTGCCGAATCGAACTTGAAAGGCGGCGACTGAATGGCGACGTCACGCAAAGAAAAGGCGGCCGAGGCCTACGCCCGGTCGAAGGGCGCCGCGAACCTGACGGATTGGTTCCGGAAGACGTCCAACGGATCGCCGGAGTGTCGGCCCATGACCGAGGGCGAGCAGGCCGCGGCCCTCGGGGTTTCGCGGCCGACGGTCCGGACGTGGAAGATATTGCGAGGACTGACCCGCGAGACAAGGGTCGTCCAGCGGAGGAGGTAACACCGATGCAACCAGTAACGCAAAACGCAAAGAAGGAGGTCGCGTCCGGGCGCCACGATTACCTGATCGGGAAGACGGCGATCGGATACCCGAAGGATGCGCCCGGCGGCCAACTGACGACGACGCAGGTCGGGACGGCGATCCGCGCGGCGGCGAAACGCCTCGACGAGTTCCAGGATTTCGTTTGGGAGATCGAGCAGGACGTCGCCGCCGGGATCAGCCTCGGCGAATGCGTCTGCTGTTATGCGGGCCGCGATCGTCCAGCGACGGTCATGGTCGAGACCGAAGACGGTCTCGCCGTCGTGCCAGGAGGTCCCCGCGTGATCGTCTGCGAGAATCGATTCTAAGCACACCCGAGGGGCGATCCGCCCCTCCAACCCACAACGGGGGTCCGGCGTCGCAGGCCGGGCCCGTGGGCCGCCCGGAAACGGGACGCGCGCCGGACCCTTGAGGGCCCGACGCGCGCGCACAACAGTCCGACGCGGAAGGAACAAATCGAATGGTAGACGCACCGGCCGCACCTGTCAAGCCCGAATGGTCGACGCCTTGGCCCCACCAACTCGAGGCCGTCGAGTTTCTGGAGCCGCAAGGGTCCGGAATGCTTGCAATGGAAATGGGCGCCGGGAAGACGTTGGCGGCCCTGGAACTCCTGCGCCGTTGGGAGGTCCGGGTCGGCGTCGTCGCCTGCCCGAAATCGGTCATTGACGTTTGGCCGAAGGACGCCGAGAAGCACTTCCCCGGCCTGTGGGAGGTCCTTCCCCTTCGGAAGGGCACGGTCGCGAAGCGGGCCGAACTGATGATCGCCCGCCGGGCGGCCTGCCTGAAGAAGGGCAAGCCCCTCCTCGTCGTCTTCAATTACGAGGCGGCGATCCGCAAGCCCCTCGACGTCGAACTCCTGCGCCTGCCGTGGGAGGCCCTCGTGATGGACGAGTCGCACCGACTGAAGGCACCCGCCGGGAAGACGTCGCATTTGTTTGCGGCCCTGTCCCGGAAGGTTCCGCACCGCCTCGCCCTGACGGGAACACCCATGCCGTCCTCGCCCCTCGACGTTTACGCGCAGTTCCGGGCGATCGACCCGACTCTGTTCGGCAACCTCTGGACGACGTTCCGGGCGAAGTATGCGATCACCAAGGAGGAGACTTTCAAACTCGCGAACGGACTGAACCTGTCGGTGCCCGGCGGGTTGGCCCTGACCGTCAGCGACGGCGCGACGAGGAAGACGAAGGTCAACCGCGGGCGCGTCTTTAGCCTGACGTCGCCGAAGACGGTCGCGTTCCCCTCCGACTCCGACCTGTTCGTCTCGATCGACCTGAAGGGCGACGTGTTCCTGACGCCGTCGCACCCCCACCGGCCGGGCGCGTTGACCTGCATAGGCCGCGCCCGATCGGACGGGTCGGAGGTCCGCGCGGTCAGCAACGACGACGCGGATTACTGGCAGACCGTCGACTCGATCAAGGGGTTCCAGCACCTCGACGAACTTCATGCGATCATGTACCGGAAGACGTACCGCGTCCTGACGGGCGACGTCCTCGACCTGCCCGAGAAGACGGAACGGATCCTGACGTTCGACCTGCCTCCCAAGGCCCGCACGGCCTACAACTCGATGTATAAGAATATGGTGATCGACCTGCGGGACGAGGAACTTGTCGGCGGCCGGATCGACGCGTCGAACGCCCTCGTCCGCACCCTCCGCCTTCAACAGGTCACGTCGGGGCGCGTGTTCGAGGAACTGGACGATCACGCCGACCCCCGGAAGCGGAAGAAACGGATCATCGAACTGCACGACGGGAAGCAGAAACTCCTCGCCGAGACCCTCGAGGACCTGTCGCCGTTCGCGCCGGGCGAGACCCGCGAACCGATCGTCGTCTTCTATCGGTTCACGCACGAGGGGGACCTGATCCTCGAGACCGGCCGCGAGGCCGGGCTGACGTCGGTCGAGTTGTCCGGCCGCGTGAATGACCTCGACCTGTTCCAAGACGGGAAGGCCGACCTGATCGCCGTGCAGATTCAGGCCGGGTCGATGGGAATTGACCTCACCCGCGCGCGGTACGGGATTTACTGGTCAATCAACCAATCCCTGGGCGATCACGACCAATCGCAGAAACGGCAACACAGGCCGGGACAAACGCGGCCCGTGATGTACCTGTACCTCTGCGCGGCGAACACGTCGGACGAGACAATGGTCGAGGCCCTACAGGAGAAGCGCAACCCGATCGAGGCCGTCCTCGATGATATGCGAAAGGCGAAGGCGTAAGCGTTTGTCAAGGGTCCGGACGCAAGCCGATTATGCGTCCGGCGTTGACACCGTATTGTTGCCGTGTTACATTACCCGCCTGCCGTTCACGGGAAGGAGGTGTTCCTGATGTTTCCGACTGACCTCGAAACTGCCATTCGACACGCAGGACCGGCCGCCGACCTCGCGAGTAATTGCGGAGTTACTCGCGGTCACCTGTCGCGAGTTCGCAACGGCGACCGATCCCTGTCGCCCGCCCTCGAGGGACGGATCGTCGCCGCGTTGCGCGCGCAGGCCGAGGCGTTTGCGCGCCGGGCGCAGGCGATCGCGGAAACGCTGGACGGGCGACAGGCCGACACCTGAACGGGAGGAACACCCACGATGAAAGACGGAAAGACGGGCCAGGCGTTCGGCGGCCTACACGTAGATGTATCGACGCCCCCCGACCCGAATCCTGTGAGGATAGCCGACGCGCAAGGCGCCGCGCCGCCCCCAGCTGACGACGACGTGGCGATCGGCGACGAGGTCGCGAAGGCCCTGGACGCCGAGGTCGAGGAACTGGACGACGACGCCCGCGAGGCCGCGGAGTTGGCCCAACGGTACGCGTCGCCGCCTGGGCAGTTGAATATGAATCTAATCGGCGATTTCTGCGACGCCCTGAACCGCAAGGACACGGCGGCGGCGACGGCGTCGGGCGCGGCGACGGAGGCCTCGACCCTCGAGCCGTTGATGATCGCGGCCCTCGAGGCGGCGGGTTGCTCGCGGATCGCATTCGGCGATCGCGTGATCGCGCCGAAGCACGACGTCGAGGTCACCTACCCGAGGGGGAAGGACGCGTTGATCCCCGTCCTGAAGGCGGCCGTGCCGGGAACGCCGATCGTCGCCGATGGCGGCGAGACCGTGATGGGCAAGGACGGCGAGCCGATCCTGGTCGACGGCGAACCGCAAACCTACCAGGAGGGCGAGCAGTTACTCGACGAAAACGGCGACGGGATGTTTTACGAAGGCGACGACCTGTCCGCGTTGGTGCGGGAGAAGACGGAGGTCGCCCACGCAACGTTGAAGGCCCTCGTGCGGGAATGCCGCGACGCTGACCCTCCGCGCGAACTGCCGGACGCGATCCGCGACCTCGTCGGAACCTCGATCAAAACGTCCCTGTCAATCACGAAGCTCTAAACAGTCCGACGCGACGCCTGCCTTTCGGCGGGCGAACCTGACGCACCCGGAGGAACGGACACAATGGGTAAGAATGGCAAAGCAACAGAAAAGGGCCTCGCGAAGACGGACGCGACCGGGAACAAACTCGCCGTCCCGTTCGGGCCCCTCCTGATGGAGGAGGCGCAGGCCGAGGCGGTTGCGGCGGCCCTGTCGGTCAACCTCGGAGGAGGGACCCTCGATCCGTTCAGCCTCCCGCACCTGACCATCCCGTCGTCGGGCACGACGACTTGGTCGGTTCCGACGTCGGAGGGCGTCGTCGAGGTGAAGGAGTTCGACGCCGTGATCCTGATTCTGTCCGGCACCCGTCGCCAATTCTTTGCGGCGGCCTACAAGGGCGGCGGAGGTCCGCCCGACTGCGCGTCGGCCGACGGGGTCCTCGGGGTCGGCGACCCTGGCGGCGCCTGCGCGTCGTGTGAGTTCGCGGAGTGGGGATCGGCGACGGACGCGCAGGGCGAATCGACGCGCGGGCAGGCGTGTGGTGAACGTCGCCACCTCTTCCTTCTCGCCGACTGCACAGACGGGCCCCTCTTCTTCAATATGCCCGCGACGTCCGCGAAACTGTTGACGGAGTACCTCGGGCAGATCGGTTGGAAGGGGCAGATGTATAACCAAGTCGCAACGCGGATCGCCCTCGAGGTTCACAAGACGGCGAGTTCGCCGGACTTTTCGCGGGCGACGTTTGCGTTTGCAGGCGTCCTCGATCCGAAGGCCGCAGCGGTCGCCGCCGGTTTCAAGGCGGCCCTCGAGGGTGCGATATCCACCGCGTCGCCGGACCCGCGCGATCAGGCCGCGGTTCCGCGCGTCAAAGAAACGCCCGCCGAGGAGGTCGACCCCGACCTCGACCCGGATGTGTAGACAGGCGAGCCGCAAGGGGGCGCCGACCGACGGCGCCCCCGCCTCACTACACGCCGGGAGGGGCGAGCATTGCAACCGATCAACACGCACGAATTCATTCACGCCCTCTATGCCGAAGGCGGCGACGCAACGGAAGGCCTCTTCCTGCACGTCTGGACGCTGCCCAACGCCCTGACCAAGTGGTTCCCTGCCAACCCCCCCGGAGTCGTGTCGGCGGCCGCCTACGTCGACGCATTGGACGACGACCGGGATGTTTACGTCGGCGTCGGTCTCGGACCCGCCGACCTGGGGGAGAAGGCCCGCGTCGGGAACGACGACGATCCTAAGCGCGGCGTGACCGGCGCGGCCGGTTTGGTCGCCCTCGTCGCCGACCTCGATTTCGCAGGCGATCACAAGAAACA